TTGAATTTTAAATAAAGTTGGATTACCAAATTTTTTTAAACCATAATAATAAGGCATATATATTTTAGAAGATGACTCTCTATATACTGGATATGTAACAGAGTTATTTACAGGAGAACCAGCCACATAAGGTTTTATCATTAGTTCTTCTTTAATGGATTTTTGTTCTTCAGGAGTTAAATCCTTTTTTAAAATAGTATATCCTTTTGGGCCTAAATAGTTATTTAGCATTTATTTTAAATTTAGTATTATATTCATTTAGTTAAAAGTTTTTATATTGTTTATAGATTTGATTATAACGAATAAGGAAAGAAAGAAAGGTAGACGATGATAATAAATGAAATATAAGAATTCAAAATAAGAATAAAATCTACTATTATGATATATGGATAACATAATGAATTTATTTAAAAAAGATGAAATGGGTCAATTAATTCTTTGTATTTTATTCATTATTTATTTAATAATGGGTTATAAAACTCCTGAGCCATTAGCATTATTAGTGGATAATATAATTGGAAAATTAATTATTTTTATTATTGTTATTTTACTATTTATACATGCAAATCCTATTTTAGCTGTATTAGGATTATTTGTTGGGTTTGTTTTAATACGTAATTCATCTATTGTTACCGGTTCAGATGCAATCCAAAAATTTCTTCCTTCTGAAACCAAAAAAGGATGTGAAATGTCTGCTTATAATTTTTCTCCGCACCATCAATTTCAATATACTCTTGAACAAGAAGTAATTAAAAATATGGTTCCTTCTAGAAATGGTTCCAGTATTTCTAATCCTTCTTTTAAACCATTATTAGAAAATGACCATTCTGCAGCCAAAATTATGACTAACTAACTAATGGGAAACATTCTTAAACTTTAAAAAATAATTTTAATTTAAAAATTATTTTTTTCTTTTTCTTGTATTTTTTTATAGACTTTTCTTTTTTTTGTATAATGCATATTTATATATAATTATAAAATATAAAAATAGTTATATTAAATTATTTATAATTTACGTATTAATACTAGTTTGTAGATGTATTTGTTTTTGCAATTTGCATTTTCCCGGATGATAATATATTTATAATCATATTTAAAAAAACTAATAATATTAAAAATACAATACCATATAAAACATAGACAACAAACGGATTTTTTAAAATTTTGGATAAATCAGTATCAAAAGTGGTAGTTGAATTTTTAGATTTTTTAAAAGTAACATTTTCATCCTCTTCCGAATTTCCGGTAGGTTGACAAGAGATATAAATATCATCATCCCCAGTAGAAGAAGTATTTGGACCTTTAGAGTTATAATAAAAGGAGGCAATATTTGTGGTATTCCCAGAATTAATAGCAGCTTGTAAATTAGATGGAGTATTAGTAGAGGTATAACTAGATATTATTTTAATTAAAGAATTATAGCTTGTTTGTGAAATAGATACAGCGTTATTTAAATCATAACATAAAAAAGTAAAGTTAGAAGCATTAGGATCAGTCCATGTATAAAATGGTTTTTTTGGAATTATATCTTGTAATGTAAAATCCGAAATAGATAAAGTAACAGATTCACCAGCATTAGGAGCATTGGTCGAAACAGAGCTGATTATACTATTAAGTAATGTAGAAGCTTTAGTATTATCCTCTGAAATTATAATAGGTAAGAACACATATAATACAGATCCATCTGAAACCGAAGTATGTGCTATTATTAAGGTTGCTGGAGAAGTTTCCCCATTATATAATATATATGATGGAAAATAAAGTTGTATAAAATCAACATTATATTTTATGTTATTAAAAGTAACTGGAGGAATACCAGAATTTTCGTAGGATATTTGTATATAAGTAGTTTCATTGGTTGCTATAGAATTACTATTATGATATTTAAAATTATAATCACATTTCATATCACAGTTTCCTTTAACAGTTGAATTTGCTATATTATAAAATAATAAACTGCTCATTTATTATAAGTATATAAATAAAAATATTAATTTATTTATATAGTAATGAAATTAACTAAAGGTAAAATATCTAAACTATACGGTAAAATGAAACAAAGCCATAAATATTTTAAAAAAGGTGGACTTAAACATCATCCCATCACCTTTAGAAATAATACCCATCTGGATTTATCCAATAAAACAATGAAATTATATTATTTTAATCATCTGGATAAAAAAGGTGGTTTTTTTTCTTCTATGTCTAGAGGTTTTTCATCAGCTAAAGATAAAATGAAAAGAGGATATTCATCTGCCAAAAATTCAGTAAAAAATACCTATAAATCTGCCAAAGATAAAACAAAAAAAGCATATAGTTCTACCAAAAAAGCAATTAAAGAAGCTCCCTCTAAGATAAAAAAAGGAGCAAAAAGTGCTTATAGTTCAACCAAAAGTGCAGTAAAGGGAGCAGCGTCCTCTGTAAAAAAAGGAGCAAAAAGTGCTTATAGTTCAACCAAAAGTGCAGTAAAGGGAGCAGCGTCCTCTGTAAAAAAAGGAGCAAAAAGTGCTTATAGTGGAACCAAAAAAGCAGTAAAGGGAGCAGCTTCTTCCGTAAAAAATGGAGCAAAAAGTGCTTATAGTGGAACCAAAAGTGCGGTTAAGGGAGCAGCTTCTTCCGTAAAAAATGGAGCAAAAAGTGCTTATAGTTCAACCAAAAGTGCAGTAAAGGGAGCAGCTTCTTCTGTAAAAAATGGAGCAAAAAGTGCTTATAGTTCAACCAAAAGTGCAGTAAAGGGAGCAGCTTCTTCCGTAAAAAATGGAGCAAAAAGTGCTTATAGTTCAACCAAAAGTGCAGTTGTAAACGCTCCATCTAATATAAAAAAAGGAGCAAAAAGTGCATATAGTTCAACCAAAAGTGCTATTGTAAACGCTCCATCTAATATAAAAAAAGGAGCAAAAAGTGCTTATAGTTCAACCAAAAGTGCGGTTAAGGGAGCAGCTTCTTCTGTAAAAAATGGAGCTAAAAGTGCATATAGTTCAACTAAAAATGCGACTAAAAAAGCATATAGTTCAACTAAAAGTGCTGTTAGCGGAGCAGCGTCTTCTGTAAAAAATACTTTTACTGGTAAAAAAAAATCTTCTAGTGAAGAAGAAGGAGAAACTGCTAAGGAAGGAGAACCGGCTAAGGAAGGAGAAACTGCTAAGGAAGGAGAAACTGCTAAGGAAGGAGAAACTGCTAAGGAAGGAGAACCGGCTAAGGAAGGAGAAACTACTAAGGAAGGAGAACCGGCTAAGGAAGGAGAAACTGCTAAGGAAGGAGAAACTACTAAGGAAGGAGAACCGGCTAAGGAAGGAGAAACTACTAAGGAAGGAGAAACTGCTAAGGAAGGAGAACCGGCTAAGGAAGGAGAAACTGCTAAGGAAGGAGAAACTGCTAAGGAAGGAGAACCGGCTAAGGAAGGAGAAACTTCTAAGGAAGGAGAAACTGCTAAGGAAGGAGAACCGGCTAAGGAAGGAGAAACTGCTAAGGAAGGAGAAACTGCTAAGGAAGGAGAAACGACCAAGGAAGGAGAAACTGCTAAGGAAGGAGAAACTGCTAAAGAAGGAGAAACTGCTAAGGAAGGTGAAACATCAAAAAAATCATCATCACAAAATGATAATAATTCATCTAATAATAGTAGTTATTATGGAGAAGGATTAGGTAGTAGTATATTTGGAAATTCGTCTATGTTTGAAAATCCTCTTATGCTAAGTGATGTAATGGCTAATCAGGGTGAGGAAGGTGAAGGAGAAAATAATAATAATTCTTCTAACAATTCATCCAATAATAATTCTTCTAACAATTCATCCAATAATAATTCTTCTAACAATTCATCCAACAATAATTCTTCCAATAATGAAACTTCACGAAAAGAAGAACCATCTGAAATTACAATTAAAAATGAAGGTAGTGAAGGATCAAGTAATAATGAAGGATCAAGTAATAATGGAAGTAATAATGAAGGATCAAGTAATAATGAAAGTAATAATGAAGGAACAAGTAATAATGGAAGTAATAATGGAAGTAATAATGAAGGTACTAGTAATAATGAAGGTACTAGTAATGGAACTAGTAATAAAAACAGTAATAATGAAAATGGTAATGAAGGTGATAACAAAACAAATACGAACGACGGAAACAAAAAAAATACTACCGGTAAGGCTCCAAAACTTCCAGCTAAGTTATCCGCTTCATTAGCAACAATAATGGATTATTTATCAACAGAAATAGCCGAAAAGGTATCCACCGATATGGGTCATGAACATGATAAAAATGGGCAAGAAATTGAAAATGGGTATGATGCAGTAGCCCAAGCATCAAGTAAATTAAATTTTAAATAAATACCTAAATATAATATATTATAAAAATGAATAAAAAGATATTACTTAATAATATAATAATATCTTTTTTTCCTAGTAATAATGAAATGGTTTTTTATTTTTAAATTTATATTATATATAGCAAATACATATTCTACTATAAATAATAATTTATCTAATTATCAATGGAAATTAATTAAATCATTAATTAAAAATAAAAGTACTACCCCAATAATGAGAAATTATATTAATCAATTAATTTATAATAAATATGAAACATGGGCGATACATAAAGCGTTTGAGTTTAAAAAAATTCACAAATATAAATGTAGGAATATTAATATTAATGATTTAAAATTATATAGTCTGGAAGGATTAAAACTTTCTACGTTAAAATATAACGGAAGTTATAATTTTCATTTATACGCAAGTATATATATTCAAGGCAATCTTTATAAAGGAATAACAGATTTACATCCAATAACTAATATTCCCAAACATATTCGTAAGGGAAAAACTGGAGGAATAAAAAGTATTAATAAATTTTATTATAAAAAATTATTAAATACTCAGTTTGTTGGTTATAATGAATACTGGATGTTTGAAAAAAAACAACATTTAACACCATATAATGATAAAGAATATAACAATGAAAAAATGTTATTGTTTATATGGAAAAATATAAATGAAATAGTAGATCCTTTTTCAAAACGGATATTTAAATATAAATACAACTATTATTTAGAAAAAATGAATTCTAACAAAATTATTGGAGAATTAATGTGTTGTTCTGAAGAAAACATACGATTTCATATAAATAAAATTATAACTATGTTAAAAACAAAAATTAAATCAAATTATGATACATATGAAAATTAAAATTATTAAATAAATGGAATATATTTAATTACGTCATTTTCATAAATAGTTACTTTAAATGCTTCATTATAACCTTCTACATAAACTAGTGTTGCACCAAATATTTTATCTACTCCATATTCATTTGTAGCATTTTTACCCTTTACTATTATTGGTAATTTAATACTATTATTACTATCACTCATTGTATAATATTGCCATAAATCTCTTCTAGTAACTAATGGCCTACCCATAAGTGGTAATATTTTTTCTTTATTACTATTAACTGGGGTTAAAATTCCAACTTGCCTGTAGGTAGTATCAATAGAATTAGTAGAAATATTAATTGGTATTCTAGGCCCGATATTATTTTGTAAAAAATATCTCTCATCTCTTAATGGTGGGGAATATGGATTTAATAATACATCAGCAGTAGGTATGTTAGAATATGGATAACTTGGTATTATATCCATACCTATATTTAAAGGACGACTTGCTGTTTCATGAATAACAATATTGTTTTTATTTTGTATTTGATTACCTTTTTCATTATGAGATTTAAAAACATTAAAATATATTATATAAAAAAATAAAGCTAAACATATTATTAAAAAAAACATAGTGCAATTTTCAATACATATTATACCAGGTGGACATTTCTTCATAATATTAATATATATTATATATTAACATTTTGTAATGATAATTGGATTATTATATTCTTAGTTAGTTTTTAGCACCAGTAAAATTAGTTAGAAGAGATGCTATTTGGTCTATATTTCCCATATTCATATTACCTAACATATCTTTCGTTTGGTTTAATAAAGGAGCAATATTTTGAATTAATGGTGTCATCGATTGCATAGACTCGGCCAACATTTGTTGCTTTTTGATTAATTCTTTAGTATCTTCTGTTAAACGGTTCATGCTTTCACTACCTAATATTTTATGTAAATTATCATACGCATGTTCTACCGTAGAAGCATAATCCACTTTAGATCCGGTTAATTTATTTCCTCCACTAAATCCGTCTGGTTCTGAAGAAGGATGTAATTCTTCATCATGACTAGGAGCTAAATCAACATTTAAATCCATTTTATCTTTTTCCTCCTTTTTTTCTTTACTAACTTCCTTTTTATTTTCTTTATCTTCAAAACCTTCTTTTGTTTGATTTACAATTATTAAATTAGTAATAATTAATGAAATAAATAAAACTAAGGATAAATTTCTACTAAATATGCTAACTGCTAATCCAATTAGTATAAAATATATAATAGCATTTATATTACTTAAAATAATATATCCTATAATATTGGTAAAGGATAAAAATATCATTAGATATAGAAAATATTTATTAGTAAAAATTTTAGAAATTATAGTTGGCACTTTCATATATATATATTCTTTAAAAAAAATTGATTATTATTTATTGTTATTAATAAATAAAATAATATATTTTAGTTATCTATTAATAATGCTTAATAACAATTTTTATTCAAAGAATAAAAATAATAACAAAAAATATAATTTAGTGTTGTGTGAAATATTTAATAAAACTATTCATTTTACAGAAAATGAAAATGATATTATTAATGGTTACTATTTAACAACACAAAAGTTTATATTTAATTTAAATTTTACGAATGATCCTGATTTTGATAGTGATACAGATGATGATACAGATGATGATACAGATGATGATACAGATAATACATTAAATTTATTAGAAATAAATAAAATAGGTAAAATATATAATTTAAATTATAAAAGGTTAAAAAGAAATAATAATTATAGAGATATTTGTATTCATCCTTTTATAAGAAATTATAAAAATATAATCGAAAAAACCGATTATTTTAAACCAGAAATAGCAGAATGTATTGTATTAAAAACAGGACATTGTATTTCAATACTTAAAACCTTTTGGATACGAATTATCCAACGTTCATGGAAAAAAGTTCTAAAAAAAAAAAGAGAGATAATATATAAAAGAAGTTTATATTCTTCAATATATTATAGAGAGATAAATGGGAAATGGCCTGAGTTATGTTCTACCATACCTGGATTATATGGTCTATTAATATATAATTAGTTATATGTTAATATATTATATACAAAAGAATAATTTTTTATTTCGATGTTTTTTTATAACTCTTTGTTTTTCTCTTATTATTTTTTCGTATTTTTCGACTAAATATTGAATGTATAAATCCTCCATATTGTTTCTTTGCCTTTTTAGTTTTACGCCGTTGAGTTTTTCTTCTTCTTTTTCCGCCTTCAAAATCTTCTTCTTGTAACTCAGGAGGTTGTGAACCGGATGTTCCAGGTGTCTTCATTCCATTCGTTCCAGGTGTTTTAAATCCAGATGTTCCCGGTGACTTCATTCCATTTGTTCCAGGTGTTTTAAACCCAGATGAGTCAGGTGAATTCATTCCATTTGTTCCAGGTGTTTTGTAAGAAGCGGTTGATGGGGATTTCGAGGAAGAAGTTCCCCTTCCTTGAAGTTGGTTACTAATTTGTTCCATATAATCTTCTATTTCACCAACATAATTTTGTATTTTTTTAAAGTTAGTATCATCACGAGGATTTTGTTGTAAAACACTTAATAATTCAGCTATAGACCCAGTTGCATTAGTTATAGATTCGATATATCGATTATTTTCTTCTTTTAATGAACTATTTTCCTTAGTTAAAGAGTCTAATTGTGATTTTATATCACCAGATTCTTTATTAATTCCGTCAAGTTCTTCTCTTCTTTTTGCAACTTCCATTTCTAATTGTTGCTTTGCATCATCAAACTGCCTTTGCCTTTCTTCCAAATCTCTGGTAAATTGTTCATTTTGGGATTGTGATTTTTCATTTAATTCATTTTGAAATTGAATTTTTTCTATTTTAGATTGTTCCGTAAGTTGTTGAATTTCATTATTTAAATCATTAATTGTAGCAGAAACTTCTCTTTTTTGAGTATTTAAGTTAACAATTTCATCTTTTAACGCATTCGTTTCTTCCGTATTTTTTTGTAATATATCTTGATTTTCAGCAAGCTTGTTTTGGAGATCCGATATTTGTTGCTTACTATTATTTAATTCTTGGCCGTATTTAGATAAATAATTTGGTAATGCTTTATTTAAATCTTTTATTTTTTCTGCTAAACCTCCTATACTTGTCATAAGATTTACAATAAAAGTATTATAATTTTTATTTCTCTCATTAACTACTTCTTTTAATTTCCCAAATTGAGAAGTAAATTGTTCTAAAAAATTATTTGACATATTATATTATAATTAAATATTATTTTTATTTTTAATCTTTATATGTTTTTATCATAAATTTCTGTATTTATATTTTCATTTGGTTCATTAGAAGAAGATGCAATTTCTAATTGCTTTACAAAATCTTCCATATTATCTTTCAATAATTTTATTTCAAATAATATTTTTTTTTGTTCTAATAAAGCATCTTTTTTATTCATTTCACTTAATTCACCATTATTTGTTAATTCTGTTAAGTATGTATTTAAAATATACATTGCTTGTAATTGGTCTTTTTTTTGTTGGACAATATAATTATAATATTTTTGATAATCATTTTTAATACGTTCTAAAAGGTAATTAAATTGAATATTTTTATTTAGATTATTTTGTTTAGTAAGTAACATTTGTTTTTTTGCTTCTAATTGCTTTTCTATTCGCATAACACATATATCTCTTTCAGCTAAAGACATTTTTATTAAGGTCATATTCTTATAATATATATTAAAATAAAAATATAAAATCTTATCTTTATATAGATTAAGATGAATATGTATGAAAACGAACCAATTTTAATTTCAGATGATACACGGTTTGTAATGTTTCCAATTAAAAATAAAAGTATATGGTCAATGTATAAAAAACAGATTGATTGTTTTTGGAGAACAGAAGAAATTGATTTAACCAAGGATTTGGAACATTGGGAAAAATTAAATACAGAAGAACAATTTTTTATTTCAATGATACTAGCTTTTTTTGCTGCAAGCGATGGTATTGTATTGGAAAATTTAGCTGTTCGTTTTATGTCTGAAGTTAAATTAGCAGAGGCTCGTGCATTTTATGGATTTCAAATAGCAATGGAAAATATACATAGTGAAACTTATAGTTTATTAATTGAAACATATATTAAAGATGAAAATCAAAAAGATAAATTATTTAATGCAATAGAAAATTTTCCTTGTATTAAAAAGAAAGCAGAGTGGGCGAAAAAGTGGATTGAAGATAATAGTAGTAGTTTTGCAATTCGATTAGTTGCATTTGCATGTATAGAAGGAATTTTTTTCTCAGGAGCATTTTGTAGTATATTTTGGTTAAAAAAAAGAGGCATTATGCCAGGATTAACTTTTTCTAATGAATTGATTTCACGGGATGAGGCATTGCATACTGAATTTGCTATTTTATTATATAACAATCTTGAACATAAAATAGAAGAAGATAAAATACATGAAATAATTAAAGAAGCAGTTGAGATTGAAATGGAATTTATATGTAATGCTTTACCTTGTAGACTAATTGGAATGAATGCAACTCTTATGTGTAACTATATAAAATTTGTTGCAGATAGATTGTCTTTACAGTTAGGATATAATAAGATATATGGACTTCCAAATCCATTTGATTTTATGGAATTAATATCCATTGAGTCTAAAACAAATTTTTTTGAAAAACGAGTAAGTGAATATTCCTTAGCTAATAAAACGAAAACAAATGAAATATTTGATTTAAATGAAGAATTTTAATAAAGATTTAAAAAAAAGATATATAATTATTACAAATGATTACATGTAATATTATGGGTGGATTAGGCAATCAATTATTTCAAATATTCACTACTATAGCTTATTCTTTAAAACATAAACGTAATTTTGGTTTTATATACACAGAATTTGTTGGTGTAGGTAAAACTAATCGTAGGAATACTTATTGGAATACTTTTTTTAAGTATATTCAAAAATATGTATTTATTAGTATTCCTATCACTACTTATATAAAAGAAGATGATTTTCATTATTCAATATTAGAAAATCCTAATTTAATTCATAAAAATGAAAATGAAAATATTTGTTTGTACGGTTATTTTCAAAGTTATAAATACTTTGAAAACTATACTAGTATTATAATACGATTATTAAATATTGATTTTATAAGATATAAAGTTATTGACAAAAGTAAATTTAATCCATTAGATCTAACAAATTCAATTAGTATGCATTTTCGTTTTGGTGATTATAAAAAAATTCCTGATCATTATCCTTTACTAACGTTTGATTACTATGATAATTGTATTTACTATTTATTAAACAATCAATTAAAAAACAATATAAATCCTTTTATAAATATTTTATATTTCTGCGAAGAAGAGGATATAATGGATGTTTTGGATATAATCGATAAATTAAAAATAAAATATAAAATGTTAAATTTTATTAAAGTTTCTTCTGAACTATTTGATTGGGAACAGCTTTTATTAATGAGTTGTTGTAAATATAATATAATTGCAAATAGTACGTTTAGTTGGTGGGCTGCGTATTTAAACAATAATATTGAAAAAGTTGTATGTTATCCGGATAAATGGTTTGGTGACAAAAAAAAACACTTAAATACAAAAGATTTATTTTTACCTTCATGGAAAAAAATTAAATTATAATAATAATATAAAATATGAAAAATTGTGTTTATTATTATGCCAATGCTACTGCTTCTAGTAAAGCCTACACCGAAGGTGGTTTAGAAGTTACTGCTAGTGCCACTGCTACTGCTAGTTCAACTATAAGTAATGAAGATGCATATAATACAGCTTGGAGCATTGCATATGAAATAGCTAATTCTACCGCTCAAAATGATGTTTTTTTAATAGATCAAACTTTAGCATTAGTTCCTAGTGGTGGTGCTACTGGTGCTACTGGTGCTACTGGTTATACTGGTTATACTGGTTATACTGGTTATACTGGTTATACTGGTGCTACTGGTCCTCAAGGCAGTATAAATGTTAATGGTACTAATTGGGGGCAAACAATTAATTGGAATAACAATATTGAAAGTTGGCAACTTACTGGTGTAAATGGTTTAGCATTAGGACAAAATGCAGGATTAATGGAACAATCTAATTATGCAATATCAATTGGTGAAAATGCAGGTAGTATTAAACAAAAAATAAATGCTATCTCCATTGGTCATAATGCTGGATTTTCATCACAACAATCTTCTTCTATAGCAATAGGTGAAAATGCAGGAAGTTTTTTTCAAGGTAATAATGCGATTGCTTTAGGAAATAATATAAGTTCTATTATTCCTCAAGGGGCATACTCCATTGGTGTGGGAAATAATATAGAAAATATATTAACTAGATCCATAGTATTTAATGCTAGTCAAGAATTATTTAATGTACCTAGTTCTGGTTTTTTTGTAAACCCAATTAATGAGGGGACTGGTAGTATAATGTTGTATGATAATACAACGAAAGAATTAAGTTACAATAATCTTTTATCTTTATCATTAATACCAAATAATGAAATAACCGTTAGTTGTAATTTTATACCAAATCCGGATAATGAATTATCATTAGGACTTATAAATAAACGATGGAAGGAAATATTTATGGGGCCAGGAACCTTAAATATTAGTGGACCATTAGGAACTACAGGTAATGCAACTTTAGGATCCAATTTATCTGGGGTAGCTTATACTGAATTTGGTTTTGCAAGTCCATTTGTGAATATAGGTCCTGCGATAGATCCATTTATTCCATCTGGGACTAAAGGAGGTTGGCAAATATTTGGTACAGGTTTAGTGGATGACAACTATACTGATTTAGTATCACAATTAATTGATCCAAATACGGGAAATTTAATTGGACCTGTTTATTCATTAATTAAAGGTACTACTGGAGCAACTGGAGCTACCGGATTAAATGGGCCACCTGGATTAAATGGTCCAACTGGAGCTACAGGAATAGCAGGTTCAACAGGAGCTACTGGATTAAATGGCTCAACAGGAGATACAGGAATAGTAGGTTCAACAGGAGCTACTGGATTAAATGGCTCAACAGGAGCTACTGGATTAAATGGCTCAACAGGAGATACTGGAGCTACAGGAATAGCAGGTTCAACAGGAGCTACAGGAATAGCAGGTTCAACAGGAGCTACAGGAATAGCAGGTTCAACTGGAGCTACAGGAATAGCAGGTTCAACAGGAGTTACTGGAGCTACAGGATTACCAGGATTAAATGGTCCAACTGGAGCTACTGGAATAGCAGGTTCAACTGGAGCTATAGGAATAGCAGGTTCAACAGGAGTTACTGGAGCTACAGGATTACAAGGAATTCCTGGATTAAATGGTCCAACTGGATTAAATGGTCCAACTGGAGCTACTGGATTAAATGGCTCAACAGGAGATACAGGAATAGCAGGTTCAACAGGAGCTACTGGAGCTACAGGATTACCAGGATTAAATGGTCCAACTGGAGCTACAGGAATAGCAGGTTCAACTGGAGCTACAGGAATAGCAGGTTCAACAGGAGTTACTGGAGCTACAGGATTACAAGGAATTCCTGGATTAAATGGTCCAACTGGAGCTACTGGATTAAATGGCTCAACAGGAGATACAGGAATAGCAGGTTCAACAGGAGCTACTGGAGCTACAGGATTACCAGGATTAAATGGTCCAACTGGAGCTACAGGAATAGCAGGTTCAACTGGAGCTACAGGAATAGCAGGTTCAACAGGAGTTACTGGAGCTACAGGATTACAAGGAATTCCTGGATTAAATGGTCCAACTGGAGCTACTGGATTAAATGGCTCAACAGGAGATACAGGAATAGCAGGTTCAACAGGAGCTACTGGAGCTACAGGATTACCAGGATTAAATGGTCCAACTGGAGCTACTGGAATAGCAGGTTCAACTGGAGCTACAGGAATAGCAGGTTCAACAGGAGTTACTGGAGCTACAGGATTACCAGGATTAAATGGCTCAACAGGAGATACAGGAATAGCAGGTTCAACAGGAGCTACTGGAGCTACAGGATTACCAGGATTAAATGGTCCAACTGGAGCTACAGGAACAGCAGGTTCAACTGGAGCTACTGGAGCTACAGGATTACCTGGATTAAATGGTCCAACTGGAGCTACAGGAACAGCAGGTTCAACAGGAGCTACAGGATTACCTGGATTAAATGGACCAACAGGAGCTACAGGAAGCTTAGGAGTAACTGGAAATTATTGGGGTGAAACTATTAATTGGAATAATTTAACTAATAATTGGCAAATAACAGGATCAAGTGGAAACGGATTAGCATTAGGAACAAATGCTGGTAGATATGAACAAGCAATTTATTCAATAGCTATTGGTGAAAATGCAGGATTTACAGGACAAGGAACTACAGGTATAACTTTTAGTGGAATTGTTTCTAATCCAGGTAATTCTGTAGCTATTGGTCTTAACGCTGGTCGTAATTTACAAGGAAGTAATTCAGTTGCAATAGGTCAACAAGCTGGACAATATACTCAAGGTATATATTCGGTAGCAGTAGGTCATGGTGCAGGAACCACTGGTCAAGGGAAATATTCTATTGCAATAGGAAGTCATGCTGGGCAATCTAATTTAGGTAACTATTCAATAGCCATTGGTAATAATACTACTTGTACTTCCAATGGTTCCATAGTAATATCAGGTACAACAGGAGGTTTACTAGATGGTACAAATGATGGAGCATTATATATAAGACCAATAAGATCTAGTGACCAACATGGTGAAAAAACAGAAAAAAATGTATTATGGTATAATACTTTAACAAATGAAGTTGTTTACGATTCAACAAAAACTTTTGTTATTCCTCACCCTATTAATGAAAATAAATATTTAGTACATGCTTGTTTAGAAGGTCCAGAAGCAGGAGTTTATTATAGAGGAAAAGGTGAAATTACTAATTCAGAAAGTACTGTAATTGAATTGCCAGATTATGTTTCTTATTTTGCAAATAATTTTACAATTCAAATAACACCAATTTATAATGGAAAAATAAATACTTATGCTACTTCTGAAATTGAAAATAATTCTTTTAAAGTTTATGGAACAAATGGTACTTTTTATTGGATTGTATATGGCGAACGATCTTCTATTACAGTAGAACCCTACAAACAACATGTTAAAGTGAATGGATCTGGACCTTATAAATGGATATTAGAAACAAAAGACAATGATAGTGATTCCAAATAATAAATAAATAAAAAATAAATATTTAAAAATCATCATAATATTATATTATTATGATGGAACAAGAATTTCTTATGTTAATTATGAACTGTAAAAAATATATTTCCAAAGCATTATATCAAAAACAAACTTGGTTACCACTAATTCCATCTTATTTAATTTATTATCATGTAATTGGTGATGAAAATTTAGAAACAGAATATAAATTTGACCTAGAAAATAATATATTATGGGTAAATACAAAAGATGATTATAATTCGTTACCACAAAAAGTAATTACTGCCTTTAAAGCTATAAAGGAAACATATAATTTTAAATATTTGTTTAAAACAGATGATGACCAAATTCTTGTTAAAACATCTTTTTTTACTATTATAACAAAATTAATTTCAAATAAAATTCCAAAAACCCATTATGGAGGTTATATAGTTGATGTTAAAACACCCTATTTATCCAAGTATAATTTAATTCATCCTGAATTGCCAAATAATCTCATTATTCATAAAACAAAATATTGTTCAGGAAGGTTTTATTTTCTCTCTAATGAAGCAGTATCTGATTTAGTATCAAAGAGAGAAAATTTTAAAAAAGAATTTTTGGAAGATTATACTGTAGGATTTTATTTAAATTCGAGTTTTAAAGAAAATATGATGCATATAGGAACAAATAATTTTTTTACGGATATTGAAAAAAGCGATTATTTAAGTAAAAAATAATTTTTTTGCTAAAAGGGAGGATGATTTTGGTTGTAGAGCTGAATGATTTAGATTTGTTAATAAATATTTTTTGTCTAGGTCTACCATAATTTTGGTATAATTTGTTTTTTTCTTTTCAATATCACTATAATCTTCTCTCTGTACAACAGTTAAAGGCGTTATTAAATACCAATTGTCTACCTCTTGTAATGAAAACCAATATTTATCTATAGCATAAATGCGATGATAATTTGGATATTTTAATAAATTATTAATTCCTTCTTTGAAGTTATTAATAAGTTTATCGTAATAATGGTTTTTTACTAAATACCCTGTTGTTGTTTGACATTTTTGAACTTTAACACAAGAACTATCTATTTTCGTATAAGGAGGCATATTATTTCCTGCAAATAATAATACATCCCATGTAGAATGATTTTTCAAAAATAAGTTTAATTGTTGAATAAATAATTCAGGTTGTAAAAAAGTTATATCATCCTCTAAAATTAAAATATGAGGTAAATTCATTTTTTTGGCGTTTTCTAAACATTTTAAATGGCTCATACTACATCCAATAGCACCATTTTGTAGTTTAAGTGCATTAAATCTTGTTCCATTTAATCCTAATAGATTTAATTGCTTTTCAATATGAATTCTACGATCTTGTCTTGATAATAAATTTATATAGGTACAATGCTTTATATCATGAATGGAATTTAAAGCCATAGAGTATAATTTAATTAATAATAGTATTTAATATTTTATATTTAACCTAATTAAAGTAATATTTTTAGTTAATATTGTATTTAATGTTTAATAAAATATTAAATGATATAAATGTCAGATTTAAATAAAGTAGATTTAATAGAAAAATATAGTTATGAAGAAAAACAAACCATCTCTTTTCAAATTAAACCTATTAAGTTGGTGGATGTTGAAAAAGAATGGAATGAATTAATAAAAATAGGTGATAATGCTTTTCTTATGTCAGAACGTTGTCGCATTGGTAATTCTATAGTTGATTATTTTACATTTACTCAACGGTTAAGTACAAAAGGAAAATATAATATTAATTATTATGAATTTATAGCAAATATAAATTACTTTAAAGAAAAAAAATTTATTCAAAATATGTTGAATTATTATGAAAAGGTAAAGAATAAAAATAATAAAAAAAATAACTATATAGTTTTAAAGGAAGTATATAACATTTGCATTAGTGCAATTAATATTATAAGACCATTGGTTTATATGGAAATTTATTCCAAGTTTAAACCAACGTCAATTTTGGATTTTTGCGCAGGGTGGGGTGGAGCAGTAACTGCTGCAGCCGTTCTCCAAATACCAAATTATATTGGAATTGAAATAAACAATAATTTAGAAACTCCCTATAAAAATTTAATTCATTTTCTGAATAAAAAATCAAATACTAAAATTCATATGTATTTTCAAAATGCTTTAGATATTGATTATACAAAACTTGAATATGATTTTGTATTTACATCCCCGCCTTATTATTTTATTCAGAAATATGAAAATAATATTCAATATATATCCAAAGAAGATATGGATCAGCAATTTTATTTTCCATTATTTAAAAAAACTTTTATGAATTTAAAAGAAGGGGGTTATTATATTTTAAATGTTAATAAAGAAGTGTATGAAAGAGTTTGTATACCATTATTAGGAGAAGCAAATGAAATTTTTCCTTATAAAAAAAGTAAGCGTCAAAATGAATATAAAGAAATAGTTTATGTATGGAAAAAATAAAAATTTTCAATACTACATAATAAATTGAATTAATAAATATATATAAAAACAATGTTTGTATATATTTAATTATAATGGAAAAAGATAGAAATAGTAATTTATTACCTATATCAGATGAATTAATTTTAAATGCAACTCATATTAAATGGATACGAAAATATAATGATTGTATGCATATATGTATGAAATCTAACGGGTGTAACAATCTATTGATAGATAATGATACACATAAAGTATGTGCTAATTCTAATAGTGATTTAGAGATGAAAACATATAAAAAATTAAATAATATTTTATTAAAAACGAACCCCACCTAAACCAATATTAACACTTGTAGTAGCCCTAGGTTTAACTCCGTTTTTTCTAGCATAATCGGGCGAATAAATATCTGTTGGACTTAAAGAAACATGTTGTTGATGAAAAGTATTTTTATACATGGATTGATTTAAAGCTTTTTTTTCAGCAGAAGTAGGATAATATGGAATGTTTGTCCAATCTTCAGTAGTGGAAACTTGTTTGGATGTTTTATTAAATAAGTCTGGATTAATAATTTGTCTTGGTGGTTCTCGTAAATCATAATTATAATACTCGTCATGTTCAAATCTAGTTCCAGTTAAAAATGTTGAAACATTAATAATAAATATTCTATTATTTTCAACAGTAAATGTATTATCGGCTTGATTATTGGAGGATGTATCAATAGTAAATAATATTTTTCTTAAAGTTTTTAATCCATCTTTCCCATCATCATGTTTCATTCTCCATGGATCACGTTTACTAATTATACGTGATATTCCATCAAATAATTGTAATATTTCAGGACTACCAATAGGAAAAAAATTAGATCTATCAATGAAAAGACCATTACTTTCACATCTTTTTTGTAAACAATTATCCTCCATTCCCCATCCCCAAAAAGAAGGATAACCGTTGATTTTTTCAAAATCAGATCCTTTGATAACTACAATTCCTCCTAATGCATATTCATATCCATAATGGTGTTTAACTATTCCAACCTCCGTTTCATAATCAAATATTTTATGAAATGGAATGGTATCTATGTCATTAAATATAAATGTAATATTTTGGTAATCATTCGGGTATTTTTGTTTCATTGCTAAAAACCCAATATTTTTGGTTGCACCACGATTAAAACTTCTAGCATCGCACTGATGAGAAAAATATATTTCATAGTCTGGTTGATCTTCCAATAAAAAACTCATATATTTACAGAAAAAAAATTTTTGTTGTATACGATTTCTATAAGGAACAATAAATATACGTTTGGGAATATTATTTTCATTCAACATTATAATTTTATTATATAATTTATTTTTAATTTTTAAACTATTTTATAATATAAAAAATAGTTTAAATTCATTTTTTATAATAATTAAAATTGATTTAAAATAATACAATTATGTAAATAAAATAAATATAATATTTACTATCATGAGCATTAATGTGTTTTTCGTTATCATTCATTTATTTTCGTTAATTAACTGTGAAATTAATCTCCATAATCATTGTGTAAGTTGTAAATGGTTTATTCCAAATATTAATCAAGAATATGGAAAATGCAGAATGTTTATAGAAAATAGTTATAACGATATATCAAAACCAGTACCTAAAGCATTTCCAATGTATAACTATGCGGTTCATTGCAGACAAAATGAAGATTTATGTGGATATTCGGGATATTTGTATGAACCAAATGATAATATAGATTATATTAAAAAAAAATTAGAAAATTTAAAGAAAATAGATAGTAGATTATATGAATATAATCAATTTTTAAATAAAAAAAAATATAATAAAATGTAAATGAGTATTATAAGAATATAACTATTTAAATTAATAAGTGAAATTAGTAGTTAGTTTAATATAAAAGTATATGTCTATTTATAAATCATAACTTGAATATTTTTTTAAAATAATTTTTGGTAATAAATCCGTTTTTATTTTTTCTAATTTTTTAAAACATTTATTAATCGTAACTTCACTTATTTCACTTATTAATTTAACGTCTGTTTTTGTTACATTTAACTTACAATTTTGTGCAATAAAATAAACAACTCCAGCAGCAATAGAATGTGGAGTATTTTCAGGCATTAAATTCATTTTTTCAATCTTCATCGATACAAATTTACATAATTTAGTTAATTCAATATTTATATTTAATTTACTACAAAAACGATCAATAAACGATTCCGGTTTTGTTTTACAAAAAAGTGTCTTTTCTTTATTAGTCATGTCTTTTTCTAAATTATTAATAATAGAAGTTGCATTTTTACAGCCTTTTGTTGCACTTGTTACATCTAAGTTAAATATATGAGCTATTTCTTTTGCTGTCCTTGGGAAATTATTAATTCTACATGCGATATAGATAGATGCTGCTATTATTCCATCACGATTATCCCCCCTAAAAGTAAGTTCATATTCTGATATTTTTTTATGATAACGGATTGCATCATCAATAATCATTTTAGGTATACCTGCATTTTGAGCATAAATAGTAATTATTTGGAATTCATCATATTGTGACTTTTCTTTATAAGGCATAGATTGCCATTCGGTATATCTCCTTATTTTTCTCATTTCATAACTCATAGATCCATTTAATAAAACTTTACATCCATAAGATGATTCATGAAGTAATGGATTAATAGGCATACCACATCTAGTTGGATCATTATTTTGGTTATCGTCTGCGCCATAATATCTCCATTCTGCACTATGATCAACAATATCCTTATATATAATTCCGCATTTAGTATTCGTACATGTAAGAAATCCTTCATCGGAAAAAGCAAGAATAGTTTCACATCGTTCGCACATTTCTCTATCACCACAAGAACGGTAAATACATTCTAAAGGTTCTTTTTTCCCAAATTCAGTATCAAAAATATTCCATAATTCTTTTTTATTAATTAAATTATCTTTTCTTTTCTTACTTTTATCATTACTCATAATTGTGTTTTTTAAATAGGTTGGAAAGAGTAATTTAAATCAATTTTTAATTTAAATTACAATTTTAAATTTTAAATATTAATTTTATATATATAATTAATATGGGAAATACTTCTTCCAAAAAAAATAGTTCTGAAGAAGATAATTTTGATAATTTTGATAATGTAATTGATTTTATAGCAACCTACTATATTTTAACCATGGATTTTCAAAGTTTAAAAAAATTATATGAAAAGGATTATTGTGAAAAATTAGTGATATTAACCTCAGGTATAATTGATCGATATTTCTCTGATGTAGAAATTACTTATTTGGCTCAAAGAATTAAAAATGGAGAAGAAGTAAATGAATTAGCAAAGGAAAAAGTTTGGTTCCTAACGAAACAGCAAATGGATAATTTAGATGTAAAAAATGATAAAACTAAAAATATTAAAAAACGAGCATTATGTGTAGGTATTTCAAAATTCTATGTCAAAATAGCGCATATTTTTTCAGCTATAATTACAACTATTAATCCTGTTTATATACATAAAAATAAATTGGGAAATATGGTTAAAACAACTTTACTTCAAAAGGATAAAATACCAATAAATATTCCAAGAAAATTGTTTAAATTAAATATTTGCGATACTAGAATTGATGCATTACGTAGAGGTCAAACCGAAAATCCTTTAGAAGTAACTGGGGATATTACGGTTGCTCCAAAAATTTGTACTATGAATATTAATAAAAATGGTACTATAAAAACACTAGCAGATGAACCTGGTATTCCTGAATTAAAACAATTATACTATGATGATGATTATAATTATAATACAGGTAATTTTGTAGGTATGTCACCTACTACTGAAAAAATATTTATGGATGATTTAAAAAAATTTTATACTGTATTTACTGGTAATGAAACTATGCCTCCTACTATTACTAAATTTGGCGATATTAAACTAAAAGATTACCAAAAAACATCAATGTGTCAAAGTCCCCATTTTTATGCACAAAAAAAATATATTGGTACCACCAAAAATAAATTATTTGAAGATTATGCTAATAATATACGTTTAATGATACAAAATGCAAATAGTAAACAAGATAAATTATTAGAAATTATAAATACGTTGTTTACTTATGTTATAGACCCTTATACTGATCAAAAACGTATTCGCGTTAATCCAGCATTAACGGAAGATTTATTACAAAAAACGCTAGAAGATACTAGAAGAATAATTATTGATTTATATTTATCATGTGAAATGGATTATAATAAAGGTGTTCAGATTTTTGAAGCTATAGTAGAACAAAAAATTTTAGATACAACACAAAGTCAAATTAAATCCTTAGAAAAAATTGCCGAGAAACTAGTTCAAGAAGTAAAATCCACTTAATTATAAAATAATAAATAAAATAAATATGGATTTAATAATTTAAAAAATATAGATATAATAATATATTCATATTTTTTTGTATATTTATGATGCTCCAGCAGAAGCAGCAGCTGAGGCAGCGGCGGCAGCAGCAGCAGAAGCAGCGGCAGAAGCAGAAGCAGCAGCAGAAGCAGCAGCAGATGCCTTACGAGCACTTCGACTTGCCTTCATAGCATGTTTAATTGCTCGTTTAATTGACTTTTTACCACCCATTTTACTTCGGTTTCCTCTAGACTTCTTTGACATTTTTATATATAATCATTAGAAAATAAATAAAATTTTTATTATAATTTTTTATTGTTTTTTCCTAAAGTTTTTTCCTAAAGTTTTCACCTAATTTTTTTATTAATTAATTCTGCCAAACTCGATTGGTAGAATTCCAATACATTTTATCTTTGGGAGAAATATTATAAATTTCCCTAAAAGAAGGTGTACGCGATAAAGGAATATTGGTTCTATATTTATTAGGTGGATGAGGGTTGGTAAGTAATTGAAACTGCATCGCTTTTTTAGGAACTCTCTGACGCATTTGATACGCATAAAAAGTAAAAAACGTTTTCATTGAATTTTCAATAATGGTAGGGAATTCTTTTTCTTTTGCCATGTAATCAAATAAATATTCTATTACTGTGGTAATGCCAGAAATATCTGCTAAATCTTCACCAATAGTTTTGGATGCATCGTATTTAATCCCATCTCTTTTTGCCCATTCTTCATATTGATTTATAATAGATTTTTGAATTATTTTATATTTATTTTTATCTTTTATCGTCCACCAGTCATATAAATTTCCATTATAATCATACTTACTACCCCAATCGTCTAAGGCATGGCTCATTTCATGCCCTATGGTAAATCCAATATGTGCTAAATTATATTGAAAAGAATGAGTTGTATGTAAGTCTAAAAATGGTTTTTGCATATAGGCAATTGGGATCGTAATTGCATTTTTGGATGGGGTGTAAGACGCATTAACAATATATTGTTCTAAATTTAAAAAGGATAATGGTGTACTAGACCATACTAGTGTTGGTATATTAACTGGTGTTTCGTTATTAATATTAATAAATTGTTTTAATCTACTTGCGGATAATAAAAGTAAGTTATTCCATATATCATTATTTAAATAATTTAATATAGGGTCTGGTAGTAATTTACCGGTTTCGCCAATGTAAAATTTAAAATGTTTAAGTTTTAATAATGCATAATCCCTAGTTTTAGGTTGTAACCAATTACTTCTTTTAATAATTCGAGTAAATACTAATTTTAATTCATCACATAATATTTTTGTGTATTCAATATTTTCAGGAATAGCATATTCTTTTACATATTCTTTTGTAATTAAAGAATTAAAAGCATAGGATGTTAATATTACTCCTCCTAACGTGGTATCAATTATATCTTTTTCCCCAGTAACTACATTAGCATAAAAATTACCATAATAATCTTTTCCTTTTTGGGAAAATCTAGTCAGTTGCCGTATATATATAAATATCCAATAAGTTCGCCATTTGGAAGAATTCCAATTATCTAATAATATTTTAGTTGCACAAGATAAGTAACTAAGATTATTGGATATAAAAAAATCAGGCGTTTTATTAAAACCAATACATTTACTTAATTGTTCCCAATCGAATTTATATTTAGTTAAAGCTTCTTCTTTATAAATTTTACTATAACTATCAATAGGTTCTTTTATATTATCACATACAAACGTTACAATTAATTGTTGTTCTACATCAAAAATATCTTTTGGATTAAAACCATGATTATTCCCAAAACAGTTAATAAATGTTTTATTAACATATTGATAAAAATAATTTTTATATTTTTTTTTATATTCTTCTTTTGTACCATCATCAAAATAAACACTAGTATCTGGTAATGAAAAAGTAGGGGAGGAAATATAAGATTGCATTTTATTTACATTTTTTTGGTCTTGACTAACTTTCCATGTAAATGGGCAATGTAAGGAAAACATTTCGTTTCTATTCAAATAACCTAACAATGGCCAAACACTTTTGGAATTATTTAAATAATTGTCAATAATTGCCATTTCTTTCTTAGCATATTCCATACATATTTTAGTTGAATTTAAATTTAAAGTAGATTGATAATAATTTTTTAAACTAGTAGAAATTTTATTATTATTTGTTTTAATAAATTGTTTGATTATTTCATTTAGTTGGTTATAGATTTTATATTGTACAAGACGAAAATCATCAATTTCAACTATATAAGCCTGATCTATATTTAATTTAATATTTTTATACCAAATAGAGTCAACATAATTATAAAAATCATTTTGAGGTTTAATATTATAATTTAAATCATAAAATAATTTTTTTAAATGAGAATTTCTTAAATGATTTGCTTTTATCAATGATGGTTTTAATTCATTTTCAAAATCTTTTTCAAACGGTTCTAGTATTTTATTATTAGAACTTTTTTTAATTGTTTTGTTATGATTTTGTAAGGTTTTTTTTTTAGATTTCATTTATATATAATATTATTATAATAGTAAGTTAAATAAAATTTTATTTATGGTTGTTAAATAATTAATTAAAAAATATTAAATAGATATCTTCCTATTATATATATTATTCTTTTTTAATGAATCTAGATTTATTTAATGATGTTCAACTACATGAAATGGATGAAAATTTTTATATTATACCAGATAATACTAAAAATCAAATAACCAATAAATATTTAAATATTGAAAATAATGAAAAAATAACGAATACTTTAATTCATCAGTTGTATTCAGTTTTAGAAACAGAGGATTGTTGTCAGTTAAATATAACTAAACTAGTACCAATTTTAACGGAGGTATTAAAAAATAAAGATGTTATTAATTATCTTTATAATTCTTATACTTTCTACAATTGTGAGAATAAAAATATTTTTAAAATTTTATATGACCAAATTATTGTAAAAAAAGAAAGAAATTTTAAAAATTTATCAGAGATAAATGATTTTGCTTTAAGTTGGCTGCATATGATGTATCATTAAAATTATGAATTACTAACCAATTTTATTTCCTAAATTATTTAATATATCATCATCATAAACTAAATTTCCCGAAGGTTTATATGACTTAATTGGGGTATAATTTTTCTTTGGTACAGTTTGTTTTCCAATATTTTTTGGAATTTGTAGTAAATCATTATTTGCATTGTTTATATCATAAGGTAGTAGTGAAACTTCTTTATTATCTTCTTCTAATTTTTCTCCAAATTCATTAACTAAAATACCGGTTTTTTTCTTTAATTCCGTACGTACATAGGATGGTACCCAATGTATCCATGATATAAATAATGCATTAGGATGTACATATCTTACATTAAAACCGTTATCTTTTAATTTATCTATTAAATAAGCTATACACCCAGCCTGATCATATTTTGGAACCCCAATTATAATTTCTGGTACAACAAACCAACAAAAATGGTCATCTATTTTTTGTCGAGAAGTATTTTTTATTCGTACATGAATTCTATTTAATATTTTATTAAATAATTCTAATTTATTTATATCATATTGTCTTTTACGCTCATATAACTCATCAATGTTAATTTTTTCAGCAAACCCGTCTATATTTTCTAGAGTAAATATATTAGACATATTATTATTATTAAATTCAATCAAGAAAAAAAAAATGGTTTAACTTATTAAAAACTAGTTTAAAAAATTTAAATATAATTCAAAATATACTATTATATTTAAATATGACTATTAAACACTTAGTTATTTCAGGGGGAGGGCAAACTATGTTACAAGCTTTAGGGGTTCTTCAACATTTAGAAATAAATAAAATTTTTGAAAGAATAAATATACAGTCAATTTATGGAACATCCGCAGGAGCCATCGTTGCTATACTGTTTGCATTTCGTTTTGATTGGGAAACTATAAATGATTTTATGATTAAACGTCCCTGGCATGAGTTATTTCCTATTAAAATACAAAGTATATTTGATGCATATACCAATAAAGGTATTTATACAGAAAATGTTTTTGAAAAATTTTTAAAACCCCTTTTAGATGCTAAAGATTTATCCTTAAAAATTACATTAAAAGAATTTTTTAATTATTCCAATATTGAATTACATTTGTTTACTTTTGAAATAAATGAATTTAAAGTAGAAGATATTTCTTATTTAACCCACCCAGATCTTAGTTTAATTTGTGCAATGCAAATGACATGTGCTATACCTGTATTAATAAGCCCTGTATGTTTAGAAAATAAATGCTATATAGATGGAGGTATGGTAACAAATTATCCTTTAAATTATTGTATAGAAAAATATAAAAATGAAGAAGAAATTTTAGGAATTAAGAATACATATGTTAAAAAAGAAAATAGTAATATTGATGATAATTCAAATTTATTAGATTTTGTAATGAATTTTTTATTTAAAATAATTTATAGTTTTAGTACAACTAATAAGCAACCTAAAATTGAAAATGAGGTAATTTGTTCTGCATCCATCATGACTATTAGTATCTTAAAAACTGCCATTTATTCTATGGATGTAAGAAAAGAACTATTAGAAAGTGGTATTGAAACAGCAAAGGAATATATAAAAAATAAAGAATTAACTTAAATTTAATTAAATAGAAATTTAATTATTTAATTAAATATAATATTTAAATGCTTATTTAATATATAAATGTCTATTAACTGGTCGAAATTTGTTTCCACTCATTCAACAATTATAATTTTGTTAACATTTAATATCATTATTGTTATTTTATTTACATTATTATATTCAATATGTCATGCTCAAAATAATAAAAGTTTTAATAATTCGGATCCTCATAGTAAAATAATTACTACTGATATATTAGATCATTTTTTACTTAGTATAGCAATACAATCAGGTGTTGGATACGCAAGTATTAATCCGGTTTCTAATACCGCAAAAGTTCTTGTTTCTGCACAGGAATTTTTAGTATTAACTAGTAGTTTATTGTCAATATATCTATTTATTTATTTAGTAAAGTAAATTATTTGATTTAAAGAACAGTATTTAAAAATTGAACTAATGTTTCTTTTGTAACTTTAGCGTCGTATTCTACAACTTGGCCATCTTTTAATAACTTAACTGTAGGAAAACCTTCAATTTTATAAGTATTCATCATTTTTTCAACTTCCGGACTTTCATTAGTACAATTTACCTCTGTAAATAAAATACTATAACCATTAATTGTTTTATTATCATATTCTGCTTTTAATTCTTCCCATACTGGTTTAGCAGTTTTACAATGAGGACACCAATCCGCATAAAACAATATTAACTCTGCTTCAGATGATTTACCAGATGGGTCACTCATTGTATGTTCATTATTGGAACTATAACTAGTACTAAATTTGGATGTAATTTTAGTAGTATAGATATATATACCTATACCTATAAATAGAACAACAACTAATATTACAACAATATTGGTAATACTAAGTTTACTGGTTATGCTATTTTTAAAATTTTGTAGGGTATTCATATAGCTATTTTCTCCACTATTTTTAAAAAGGCTCATTGTATATATACTTATTAAGAATAAATTAAAAAATATTTAAAAACGAATGAAATATATATAAATAATACTTTTTATTATTTATATATCCATAATGATTTTTCGTTTATTTTCAGGAGAATGCATTGAAATTAACAAACTAGATTATTTAAATGATACTTTATATTATAAAAAAATAATGAAAATTAAATCTGCTTTTGCTAAATTTAAAATTAATAATACTAATTCTACTTTAAATAATACAAAGAATAATTATTCAACCCAGCTAATAAAAAATATTTTTGGATTTGAGATTGAAAACTAAAAATGATTTTTAATTATAAAAAATAACAAAACAAATAAAAATATGGAAAAAATATAACTTAGTAAAATATTTGCGTTAAAATATTGTGAATACAAAGATTTATTATAGTTTTCTTTAGAACTATGTAACTCTTTTATTTGTAAATAATTTAAATAAATACAATATATTAGGATAAAAACAATAAATATTTTAAATACTATACTTAATGTTTGAATACTATTCAATGGAGTAAATATAAATAAAATAATTAATATAATAGACACAATACAATATAAGTATAGGAATTTAAATGGTTCCTGATTATACATAATTATAATTTAAATTGATATTAAAAATTCCATAATCAATTATATTTTCATGTAATTAATATTTTCTAAATATTAAATATATGTCCAAGACGGTTAAATATAATGAGAAAAAACATAAAAATAGAAAATGGGACAAATTAAATAATAAAACAAAAAAAAATAAACGATTATTTTCTAAAGAAAATTATAATAGTGGAGATGGTATGTTAACTTCTGTTTGGGGACCTAGTATGTGGCATTATCTTCATATAATGAGTTTTAATTATCCTTTACATCCAACTAAAGAAGAAAAAAATCACTATAGAGAGTTTGTATTAAATTTACAAAATGTACTACCATGTAAATATTGTAGAAATAATTTAAAAAAAAATTTTAAAACATTACCGCTAAAAATGTCTAATATGGAAAATCGCGAAACTTTCTCTCGTTATATATATAATTTACATGAATTAATAAATAAAATGTTGAATAAGAAATCGGGGTTAAGTTATAATGATGTGAGAGAAAGATACGAATATTTTCGTTCTAGGTGTAATCCATCTAAAATTCTTAAAGAAGTTAAAAAAGAAGAAAAAGGGTGTACTGATCCGCTTAATGGTAAAAAATCCAAATGTATTATTAAAATTGTTTCTCAACATAAGAAAGGGGAAACTTTTCAAATGGATAATTTATAATTTTTATGTTCCAAAGGTCGAAAAACTATTTAATACAGGAACTGGTAAATATTGGCTATTCGATGATGAATTATTTTCATATCCAAAAGATGATTTTTTATTATAATTTGAGCTTGATCCGGATCCGGATCCTGATTTACTTTCATCACTTGATCCATAATATGCTTGATCATAAGATGAAGAATTATAATTTGGGACCTTTTTACATTCAAATCTTGGTTCAGGACATCTAGCACATGGTGGACATGGTGGTACTTTTTCTTTTTTACTAGAACATACAGTTGTTGCAGGGCAAGCAGGACAAACAGGAGGTATCACTTCTGATTTTAATATGTATAGATCTTCATTACCAGAAGGAATTTGACTTTTCTTTATACCTGAAGGTAATACTGAATTATAAGGACTAGAGGTTGTGGTTGTATTATTATTGGAAGACATATTATTTGTAAAAGGATTAAAATTATCATTATTCATTGAATTAAAGCTATTATTATTAGAATTTGTATTTGTAAATGTTTCCGTATTTCCGTATACATCTGTAAGATTTAAAACAATTCCATTATTATTACGTTGAACTACTAAAGTGGATCCATTATTATTAGTAAAAACAGATGTAGACCCGTCCTCATTAGATTGATTAGTAAAGGTACTTGTGGTACCATTTTTAGTAACCGAAATAGATGTGTCTGAATTGAATATTGCAATAGATCCATTTGGTCCTTTAAATATTGATTTATAACTATTAGTTGGATTATTAGTATTTGAATAAGCATAATTATAAGTTGATGGTACAGTTAGTCCTGTACTTCCATAATACGTTGTAGAGGAAGACGTATTTAATACTGGATTTTGAGAATAAATATTCATTGTTCCGTTACCATTAGTAACTTTAATTCCTTGTTGACCATTTTCAAGCGTAATAATTTGGGCAGTACCACCATTTATTCCATAATAGGTATTTTGTTTGGTAGAATTATTATTAGATGTGTATGTATTGGAAAACATATTTTCTGGTATGGTTTCTTCAATTGTTACAGAACCATTACTATTCGTAGATACAGTTATTATTCCTCCATTCGGTTCATAATAAGTTCCTGGTGTTAAAGCGCTAGATAAACCAGTAAAATGATTATAATTATCAAAAAAAGGGGTTCCGCCTGTTACTCCTGTCACACCAGAATATGAAACAATATCATTTTCAGGAATAGGAAAAACAATATTTTTATTTAAAGTATTATTATTATTTATAGAACTAGAAAATGTTTCTATAGTATTTTTATTTCCTAAAATCATATATAAAACTAAACCTATTATTAAAATAACGAGAATAATAATAACTGTTTTATTCATTGTATAATTTATACAGTGAAAAAAGTTTAATAAATAATTGATTTGAATTATTTATTAAAATATAATTTAAAAATATTTAATATGAAATCTGATTATGAAACTTTACAAATTATAGAGGATGAGATTGATGAACCTAAACTTAATATTAATATTATGGGGAATGATGATAAGTTACTAAAAAATACAAAAAAAGAAGGTACTACTTTACAAAAATATTATGTTGATGATCCTTCTATTTATGAAATTGGGGTTGATGAAGTTGGGAGGGGGCCTTTATTTGGACGTGTTTATACAGCTGCAGTTATTTTACCTAAATATGATACGTTTGATCATAGCAGAATGAAAGATAGTAAAAAATTTCATTCCAAAAAAAAAATAATTGAAGTATCCAATTATATTAAAGAAAATGCATTAGCATGGGAAATTTCCTATAAGGACGAATTATATATTGATCAAGTAAATATTTTACAAGCTACCCAACACTCGATGCATGTTTCAATTAAAAATATTACATCCCAAATTATTAATAGCGATAATACAAATATTCAAGAAGAATTTAAATCTTTTCAATTATTAATTGATGGTAATTATTTTAATCCATGTAGTATAAATGTTCATAATCAATCTTTATTATTACCTCATTTATGTATTGAAGGTGGTGATAATAAATACACCTCTATTGCAGCGGCATCCATATTAGCAAAAGTTGCTCGTGATGAATATATTGAAGAATTAGTAAAAGAAAACCCAGATTTGATTGAAAAGTACGGAATTGATAGTAATAAAGGTTATGGGGCCAAAAAACATATGGATGGAATAAAAACATATGGAATAACAAAATGGCATCGGAAAACATTTGGAATTTGTAAAAGTTATATATAAATATAAAATTGAATTAAAAATGGATACTATTTATTATATTAACTTAAATACTAATCTTATAATTAAACAATGAAAGTACTTGTTTTTGATACCGAAACAACTGGTCTCCCACCAAAAAATTGTGATATTAGTGTAAATACATTAGATAATTGGCCATATATTGTTCAATTAAGTTATATAATTTTTGATGATCATACTAATAGAATATTGAAAATTTCAGATAATATTATTAAATTACCAGACAATATAATTATGTGTCAAGAAAATGTAAATATTCATGGTATAACGAATGAATTGATGAAAGGTAAAGGAGTGGATTTAAAAAATGTTTTATATGAATTTATGAATGATTTTGAAATGGTAGATAGAGTAGTTGCTCATAATATGTCCTTTGATATAAATATGTTAAAAGTAGAAATTAAGCGAAAAATAATAAATGATTTAATTTATTTTGAAAAACAATGTTTTGATGAATATTACGAATGGTTAACTATATCGAATAAGTATGTTTGTACAATGCAAGAAACAATCGATTTATGTGGTATCGAATTAACAAATAAAAGGGGGAAATATTTTAAATTTCCGAAATTATCGGAACTTCATTATAAACTATTTAATACTATACCCAATAATTTACATAATTCATTAAATGACGTATTGGTATGCCTTCGATGTTATTGTCAATTACATAATCATATAGATATTTTAGAATATAATGTTGAATTTAGATATATATTTTATACATTACTATTTTAATGATTTTTATTTATTTTATATAAAAAATATTTTTTTTACTTTTTATATAAAAACGGATACAGTTTAATTTTTTAGTTATGTATATATATATAATGTCTGGAATAGAAAATAATCCTTGTATTGATACAACTACTTTTGATGACGTTGTTTTTTATTTATTAGAACATTATGAGAGAAATGTGATTGCTGATTTGCAAGAGGATGAAATGGAAATACTAACCAATGTTTCCGATAAAATAGAAACTATGTATAATTCTTTTGAAATAGATTTTGATAAAGAAGCATTTATGATGCTAATAAAAAGATTATATCCGAATTCTATAATGTTAGGGGGTAATGGAGAATTAGTAGATTATACGAATACCCCAAGTGGAAAAATGGTATTTAATATATTAGATTTTGCTGCTATAATAGCATTTATAGTTTCTATTTACTTGATATATTTATCTTTTATACAATTCAATCAACTATCATGTAATATTACTGGTAATAATATTGTTGAATTAAGTTCTGAAATAAAAGAACAGTTAAGTCAAACTATTCAATCTTTATCTGGACAAGAATTTGCATTTACTAATTATATATATAATATTTTTACTACATTTACAAGCAATGTAGTTTCTACTCAGCAACAAAGAATAAGTACTATTATTCAAACATTATTAAAAACTTCTATTCCTGACTTTACGCAACAAGTTACTAGTCAATGTATTACGAGTGAAACCGGATGGACTGGTTTTTTTGAAACAACTGCTAAAACTTTCGTTAGTCCAGAAGCAACATCAAACTGTGTAATGAGTATGTCACAAACATTAATTGCTGGGTTTTTACAGCAACAACAACAACAAATAAATATTTTATTAACTGGATTACAAACAAATAGTTTACAAATTCAAAATTTAGTTGTATATGGTGTTAGACTTGGTTATGCATCCACTGGATATTTGGCTTATAGAATAATGCAAATTCGTCGTGGAATTGCCAATGTAAATCAAATGGAAGAAATACAAGAAGGAGGAAAAAAACGAAGAAAAAGAAAAACAGTTAAAAAAACCAAAAAATCGAAAAAGTCGAAAAGAAATAATAAAAAAAATAAATCTAAAAGAAAATAAATAAAAATATGAATAATTAAATTACGCTGAACACATTTCACATATCTCCGTTTTATTTACTTCTGGTTCAATCGTAAATTGTTGTGCTTGATGTTTGGCTTTTCTTCTTAAATAATAAATTCCAGTTTTTAATCCTTTTTTCCAGGAATAAAAATGCATATTGGTTAAGGTTGTATAATTTGGATCTTCTAACCAAAGGTTCATACTTTGGGTTTGACAAATAAATGCTCCTCTATCCGCAGCCATATCTATAAGATGTTTCATTGGAATTTCCCAAACAATTTTATATTTGTTTCGGATATTTTCTGGTATAGAATGTATTTGTTGAATACTACCTTTATTTGCTATAATGTTATTCTTAATGGTTTCATTCCATAACCCTAATTGATTTAACTCTTTCATTAAATATTTATTCGCTAATACAAATTCTCCCGCTAACGTACTACGACTATATATATTACTTGTTAATGGTTCAAAACATTCATTAAATCCTAAAATTTGTGAAGTACTTGCAGTTGGCATAGGTGCTAATAAAAGTGAATTTCTTAACCCATATTCTATAATTGATTTTTTTAAGGTAGACCAATCATATCTTGTACTTGGTATTACATTCCACATATCAAATTGTAAAATTCCTTTTGATGCAGGAGAACCAGGAAAAGAACTATACGACCCACTTAATAAAGGAGACGCCTTATCTACTATTTGTTTTTCTTCTTCTATAAAAGTAACTAAACTATTATTTTTGTATCTTTCTATTGCGATTTCATTACTTTTTTCTAAAGCAGCATGATACATCGTTTCAAATATATTTTTATTTATTTGTTTAGCTTCTTCACTATGAAATGCAATATCCATCATAATAAACGTATCCGCTAAACCTTGAATTCCAATTCCTATAGGACGATGAAGTAAATTACTCCTTCTTGTTTTTTCTGTTGGATAAAAATTAATATCAATTATTTGATTTAAATTATTTGTTACAACTTTTGTTACTTGATGTAGTTTTTCATAATCAAATAACTTTGTTTCTTCATTAATAAAGGTCGGAAGAGCTATACTAGCTAAATTACAAACGGCGGTTTCTTTATTATCCGAATACTGTAATATTTCTCCACACAAATTAGAACTCTTAATAGTTCCAATATTTTTTTGATTACTTTTTACATTAGCCGCATCTTTAAACAATATATATGGGGTTCCTGTCTCCATTTGTGCGTCTAATATTTTAAACCATAAATCTCTAGCTAATATTGTTTTACGAGAGAAATTATTATTTTCATAACTTTCATATAATTTTCTAAAGTCATCCCCATAAACATCTGCTAATCCAGGACATTCGTCTGGACAAAATAAGGACCATTTTACTCCATCTCGCACTCTTTCCATAAATAAATCAGATATCCAAACTGCATAAAATAAATCACGAGCTTTTAATTCTTCATCCCCTTGATTTTTTTTTAAATCTAAAAATTCTTCTATATCTGCATGCCAAGGTTCTAAATAAATAGCAAAGCTACCATTTCTTTTTCCAGATTGATTAATATATCTAGCTGTAGTATTAAATACCCTTAACATAGGAACTATACCGTCCGTTTTTCCATTTGTACCACGAATATAAGATCCCTTAGCTCTAATATTATGAATATGTAATCCTATTCCTCCAGAATATTTAGATATAAGAGCACAATCTTTTAGTGTATTATAAATTCCGTCTACACTATCATCTTCCATTGCTATTAAATAACAGGAACTTAATTGAGGACAGTTTGTACCAGCATTAAATAGAGTTGGAGTTGCATGAGTAAAATATTTTTGAGACATTAAATCATATGTTTCTTTAACTGCATCTAAATTGGATCCATGAATACCTAATGAAACTCTTAACCACATATATTGTATTCTTTCAACTATGGTGTTTCCTATTTTAATTAAATACGCACGTTCTAATGTTTTAAAACCAAAATAATCTATTAAATAGTCACGATCATTGACAATAAAAGAATCCACTAATTTTTTATTTTGACTAATAACTTTATAAATTTGTTCAGAAATTAAAGGACTTGGTTTTCCATGTAAATCTTTAAAATTATACAGTCTTTTCATTGCTTTGCTAAAACTATCATCAGTATTTTTTTCCAAATTAGAAATACTAATATGCGCTGCCAGAACACTATAATCCGGATTAACTGTTGATAAAGAAGCACATTGTTCTGCTGTTAATTCATCAATTTTTGTGGTAGGAATAGTATCAAATAATTGATCTATTACTTTCATTGTTAATGAAGTATAATTAATTTGTATCTTAGCTTCATTCCCAAGTTTTTTTATTCTATTGAGAATTTTATCAAAAGACATTATTTCTAATTGTCCATTCCTTTTTCTAACTCTCATATCTAATTCAGATACAATAGCAGATTTCATTCTATTATAGTTATTAATGAGTTAATTTTAAGTATGTATTTAATAATAAATTTTTAATTAAGTTTTTAAACTATTTATAATAAAAAATGAAAAATCACTATTACTAAAATTTTATTTAAATATAATATATATATGAATAAAATTTTATTATTAATTGTTATTTTATTATTAGCTGTTTTATTACCATTTCTTTTTCATAATTATTCAATTAGTCAACTATTTCCTTACTATAAAGAAAATTATGTTAATTTAAGTTTAGGAAAGTATCCCAATACACAAAATGAAGTATTGTTACAAAACAGTTATCCAATTACTGGAATGAATGGTGTTTCTAATAAACAGTCGAGTGACATATGGTGGTATAAATATATTCCGCCCAACATTGGTTCTTATGAACAGATTACGAACAACTTAAAGTATAGAAATAACCCTGATGAAGGAAACTGTTCTGGTTCTGAATTTTGTGGAGCATTATATAAAGATTATCAAAAAGAAACCAATATTAATACTACTCTACCTCCTGTAAAACAAACTTGTGGTGCTAGAATTAATTATTATAATACACCACAAAATTTTTTAACCTATAGAAATAGAACTAGTATTTTGTATTAGATTAGATGATTGATTTTTAGTTATATTTAAAAAACAACCATTAAATTGATTTTCTATAGGTACATCTACTTTTATTCGTTTAGTTGGAGCTCTTAGAACAAAAGATCCGTCTTTTCTCTCCTTTTCAATAATAGACCAAATATTTTGTAACTGGTCTATATTATCCTGAAACCATTTTTCATTTCTTTGTACTAAAACACAACTACAAATTTTTAGTTTCCAATATATATTTTTAATCCAAGTCATATTCATACTTTCTATATTTTCTTCTTCCCATTTATCAAAATCTTCTTTATCCATGTGTAATGGCTTATATACATAAGATGGGTTACCATCCAGTTTATTAAAATACATTATAATACCTTTAATCTCATTATCATTACTTGTAAAAAAAGTACCGTCTTCTAAAAAATCATTTTCTGAAAGATATTCTGTAAACATTGTTTCTAAAAAATCACATTCATTTAGGTTACAAGTTTCCATTTGTAATTGCATTTGAACCCAATATTCTTTTTTAGGAATACCATTTATTTCTCTATTCACAATGTTTTTTATTTCTAACATACGTCCATAACGATCAGAAGTTTCATCGATATTTATACCATCAGGGGAAGCACCTAAAAATTTATATTCTGGATGCTGAATACATCCAAAGTCTCCTACTTTTGTATTATATATATCCTCGTAAATCATAACTGAAACTGGTTCATATTTTTGTCCCCAATGAAACGGAGTATTTATATTAACGGGAGAAGAATGATTGCATTGTATATTTTCAAAACACTTTTCATAAATTAATTGATTTTGAACATTTTGATTTTCAAACGCTTTATATGCATTACTTGCTGTAATTAAATTTTTTCTAAACTCATACCATTCATGGGTTCTTTGTGTAGGTTGAGGTATAGTATTTAAATAATCAATTTGATTTTTTATAAATGGTATATTTGGAGGATTTAAAATTATACTTTCAGATAACGAACGTTCTGGAATAATAAAAGTATAAAATAATTGTACTGTTTCTTCTATTAATTCATCTAAATCTTCTTCTATATATAAATTATTTGTAGAGTTTTGATCATCTTCCAATTGTGCCATAAAAAGAGATTTAATATTATCTATAAAATATTCTTGAAAATCTGGTTCCGAAATACAAGTTGGGTTATCCGTAATAAATTCAAACATTAATGTTAGTATTGTTTCAACTAAATCTTCTATAGTGTTTTCATCCAATAAACAAAAAAAAGGTTCATTATCCATATCTGTATCAATATCAGAAACATTATCTGTAACAGAACTAGACACCGACCCAATATTATCCATTAATTATATAATATAAAAATAAATGTTTATATTATAATTAGTTATATACCTATATATTGTATTATTATTATCACCTTATAATTATTTTAATTTTCATTATCAGAATTAGAGTCATCATCAACTATGGTAGTTGTAGTTGTTACTTTATTTTTAACACTTTGTGTTTTTTTAGATAAACTCTTAGAGGTAGAAACTCTTTTATCAATATTTTTTAATGTAAAATGACGAATAGATTTATTATAGGATAAAATAGGTATATCTTTAATAACTCCTTCAATCTTATCATAAGTAACATCTTTTACTCTTTGCATTTTTTTTCGATCTAAACAATCTTTTAAAAATTTAAGTAATAACGTTTCTTCTTCATTATCCAAATTATTTTTTTTGGCATATTCCTCCACAAAAACTATTATTTTTTGAATTTTAACTGTTTTATCTAATTTACACCATGGACCATTTTTATTGGTATTTTTTTCTGCTTCTAAAAACTTGTCTATATTCGATTGGTCAGAAGAACAAGTTGTTTCAACAATTTGATTACCAACTAAAAGCATTGTTTTATATTTAATATTTTTTAACTCAACACATTCTTCTACTTGTTCCATTATATTAATATATACTATTATGTTTAACTTATTTTTATCAATAACTATTTATATTGTTTTAATAATTATTTATAAATCTATAATAAATAAAATACCAGTATAATGTAGTAGCAATATAATGAATAATTTAGAAAATACAATTGTGTTTACTATTGCCCGAATGAACCCACCTACGCCAGGACATATTTTTTTGTTAGAAAATATGATTGAAAAAGCTATTGATGAAAATGTAACTCAAATCAATATAATTTTATCTTCAACAGTAGATAATGAAAAAAATCCTATAGAATGTGAAGAAAAAAGACAAATATTATATAATTATGGATTAAATATAGCTAAAAAAAATGTAAAAGCAAAAAACCCGGATATAGCATATAAAGTTGATAATATTCGTGCAGAAATAATATGTTTAAATGATGAAATTGAAGATAAATATGGAAAAAGTCCAGTTATAGCCAAATTTTATTATATTTTATATAATATTTATAAATATCCTAGGCCTGATATAAAAGCCCTACTTGTTATAGGCGAAGATCGTAAAAATGATTTCGCATTTTTTAAAAAAATGTTGAACAATATGGAATATCCAGTAGAGTTTAATGAATTTATAGTTCCTAGACCCGAAGGAGCTATTTCTGCAACTAAAATAAGAGGGTTAGCTGTTAGTAAAAACCCAGAGGATGAACAAACTTTTATGGATCAAATGAATACTATTGGTATGGATAATAATGAGGCATACCGATTAGTTAAACAAATAAGAGAAAATATTGATACTACACCGTTATTAACAAAAAAGAAAAGAATGCGTGGTGGTAAACATAAACGTAAATACACAAGACGTACATTTAATAAATCAAAAAAATCTAAAAAAAATAAAGGTAAAAAAAAATACAATAAATAGTTAATAATATTCTATAGAATAATTATACGGCATGGATAGTAAAAAGGTTTCTATAACTGGATTAAATAATAAATATCAAATGAAAAAATTATTACAAGAAAATAAAGAAGAAAAACAACGTACTGTCACTTCTTTATGGGATATATCAGAAGATATATATGTTTTTTCTAAACAACAAGAATTAATCAAGAATATGCATTTAAAAATAATAGAAAAAAAAAATTTAAATGATATTTTTGTTATCATTCATAAAGAAATAGAGAGAAAAATATATGGTTATAGACAACAAGATTTAATAAAAAATATATTAAATCCAGATATGTTTATTACTATATTTTTTATTATAGAAAAATTACTGGAATGTCAAATGAAATGTTATTATTGTTGTGGTGAAATGCTAATTTTATATAAAAAGGTAAGGGAACCTACTCAATGGACAGTTGATCGTATTAATAATTTTAATGGGCATAATAATAATAATATTGTTCTTTCTTGTTTAGAATGTAATTTAAAAAGAAGAAATAAAAATAAAGACAGTTTTTTATTTACAAAACAATTAAAAATAATAAGAGAAAATTTTACCGAAAATACGGATGATAATAATATTTAATAATTAAAAGTATGAATTGGAAATGGACTAAGGGAGAACCATATGAAAGATCACGTAGAATTGCCAATAACGCTATTCCTACAGAAAATAACATTAATGAAAATGATAAATCTATGGAAGAATTAGCATACTCATCTTCTTTACACCACGATGAAAATACATGGGAAATACTTAACCAGAGTTTTAATGGGTTTAGAAATGTGAATAAACGAGCAGATACTGATCAACGTTTATCAGAACGACAAATGACTGCCCAAGTAAATATGAACCCATATTTAGTAAATAATAATTACGTTGATGATATTGAAACACATAGTCAATTCTTAAAACCGAAATCAACCAATTTAGATAGAGAAAAAGGAAATCCTGTAAGCGAATAATTTTTTTATATAATTAATATACAATGAAAATTGCCTGCGTTAGTGGATATTTTGATCCATTGCATATTGGTCATATTGAATATTTTAAAAAATCAAAGTTAATAGCAGATAAGCTTATGGTTATAGTAAATAATGACGAACAAGCAACATTAAAAAAAGGAAAAGCATTTATGCCTGTAGATGAAAGAATACAAATAATTAAAGAACTAAAATGTGTTGATTATGTAGTTAAATCTATTGATATTGATAGAACTGTTTGTAAAACAATTGAAACTCTTTCTCCAATTCCTACTTATTTTTGTAATGGAGGAGATCAAAATAATAATACTATTCCTGAAACAGAAATTTGTGAAAAAATGGGGATTGAATTACGTGATGGTTTTGGTGAAAAAATTCAATCTTCTTCTTGGTTAATTAAAGGCGGAAAGTAAATACTAATTTAATTTATATAAACAATTTATATTTAATAAGTAAGTATTTAAAAGTACCATGTAAAACATAATATACATATTATGTCTACTTTATCTAATTATACAACACAAAATGATTTATTATTAAATAATTTAATGACTTTTTATAAATATGAAAATAATTTGGATCGAATGTTGAAAATAATTACTGGTGAAACCAAGATTTCTCTCAGAATTGTAGATTGGTTTGCAACCAATTATGCTAAAAAATACTATACTCTTTATAATTACCAAGATATGCATGGTTTAACACATCGTTTCAAAGTGTACGTTGACTATAAATTGAAGTTAAAGGCCTATAGTAAAAGAAGATTTGACCCATTTTGTAGATGGGAAAGAATTAGTATTCCTTATAAATTAGATACTTCTATAGAAACAACAATAGGACAACTAAATTTTTTTAAATGGGCTCTAGAAAATAAAGTAATTGATTATATTGAAGAAAATTACGAAACAATTGAAAAAGATATGAATAATCGAAATAGTACATCCAAAAGAAAAGAATTGGTAATAGATAATTCAAAAACAAGGAAGAAGAGAGAAGAATTGTCTATTTCTGCAACTAAAAGTATTAAAAAAGAAAAAGTAGAAATAGTAGTACAATTTAGTTAATATTAAATTAAATTAAATAATTAAAATTAATAATATTAATTATTTAAATATATAAAATTAAAATAATTAATACTAATTTATGGGAAATAATGTTAGTCATCCAAAAATTAATTTTGAAGATATTCAATTTGTTATTAAAAATCCAGAAAGCCATTTATTAATAAATACATTGAATGAAACCCAACAAGATTGTTTAATACCTAATACAGTTAGTATTTTACAAGAGGAAATGTTGATAAATAAATTAATTAACATAGGAAACAAAAAGATAAATATCATTATTTATGGAACTAATTGTAATGACGAAAAAATCTATAAAAAGGCACAACAGTTATCGTCCTTAGGGTTTTTTAATATATATATTTATATAGGAGGATTATTTGAATGGTTAATGCTACAAGATATTTATGGTGATAAGGAATTTCCAACAACGAGTAAACAATTGGATTTTTTAAAATTTAAATCTATCAAAAAATTAAATATTTGTCTTTTAGATTATTAATTTCAATGAAAAGAATTTGTTTGTTTACAATTTTAAAATAAAATTGAAATAGAAATTCAATTACTTTTTATAGTATAATTAATTCTATTCAATATATTCATAATGTCTGTACCATCTGTCAGTAAAAGAGGAACTTATTTCTATAATATACAAAAGTCAGAAGAAAATGTTATTGATAATTATCGTATATGGTACAATAATTATGTAGATAACAATCATTTGTTTGAAAGCTATGAAGAATATCTAAGCAAATTTATATTAGAGAACCAACCAGAAAGCGAAAAGAACCTGAATTATAATTGTTCCAAACTTGTAGAAGATACCATCACTTATAATGTAACTACTATTAGTTATTCATTTAAAGAAGTTTATCATGAAATTGAAATAAAATTAGATAATGATAATCCTCAAGTTGTTCATGTAAAAGTATTTCTAATAAACTTATTAGATATACCTAATTCAGAAAATAAACTATATACAAAGTTGGAAGCATTAGCGAAAGAAAATAAAGAAATTATAATTCAGTTTAATAAATATTTTAATGAGAGAAAAGAAAAAGAAATAAAATAAAAAAGAACATAAAAAAAATAAAAATTAAATAAAAAAGAAAATAAAAATAAAATTAAATAAAATACATTTTATCTATTTCATCTAACCTTGTTATACATTTGTTATGTAATTCATTCGCTTTTTTTTTGGAATATTCCGTTATAAATAAATTATCCGGTATATATTGTAGTATTCGAGTTTCAAAAACAGTTTTCATTTCCACCAATGCCTCCATATAATTATAATTGAATTTTTTCATTTTATAAATTATACATCGTTCTATATCATATGCAGATAATAAATCGGCTTCCCTAACAATATGATATGCTAAATTGTATTCGTTTAACTGAGGATAACCATTTTTTTTTACAGTAGAATAGGACATTGTAGAAATAATATTGGACATAATATTTAGTTCTTCTTCTTTCATTTTATCATGCATATATAATTTTAATTGTTCAATACCTTTTTTTTCATCCATATATTTTTTATCGCACATATCATGTAAAATAGCAGATGTATAAATAATACTTTGTTGATCTACTAATTTGTCTGTATAAAAAAGATTTTTTTTGTTAAATAGCTCATATTGATATATTTCATTCGCGTAATGTAATACATCTATACTATGTCTTAAGGAATGCGAATCATCAATATGATAAAGTTCACTTGTTTGGCATACATATTGGAAAGAATAATCGATTAACTTAGCTAATGAAAGTAACTTCATTTATTAAATGTAATTATATTACAGAAAAAAATATATTTAAGTTATGTTTATGATATGTTAATGATATATTTATGTTATGTTTGAATAAAATTTTCTATCGTATTTATAAATTCTTGTAATTTCGCATCATCATAATAAATGTCAATATCTCCATCCAATATTAATTTATTAACATGTAACTGGTCCATCATTTTTTCATGATATAAATGACATTCTGTTAAATATTCAATAGGAATATTATTTTCACCTTGTCTGGATCGGTTATTAATACGCTTTAAACAAATAGAAGGATTACATTTTATATATATAATTTTTTCTAGAGGATAGTTTTCTATAAATGTTTCAAACCATTTTAAATAAATAATGTAATTAATGTCTTCTATTTTTTTATTATCATAAAGCATTTGTGCAAAAACCATTTTATCTGTAAGTAAACTTCTTTCTGTAATAATTATACAGTCATTGTTATTTTCAAATGCATCTTTAAGTAATTTTAAACGCGATATATAGGCCATCATTTGAAAGGAAAAAGCATATTTTTCTTGATCTGAATAAAATTTCTCCAATATTGTTAAGCCTTTTTTATCTTTAATATTTTCCCATTCATCCACTGGTTCTTTGACAAATATAATTTTCTTATCCGCCCATTTTTTCTTTAATACCTCTAATAAAGTAGATTTTCCACTTCCAATATTACCTTCAATAGATATAAGAATGTTATTTTTTAATTGATTAATCATTTAAGTTGTTGTTTGTTTACATAATATTAAATAAATAATTTAAAATCAATTATTTATTAAAATAATTTAAATTTTGATTTTAAATACTTTTCGGTTTCTCTCGTATAATGATATTATTAAATAAAATTGAAATAAAAATTCTTATTTAAAGAAAATTATATAAAATATACAATAATACAATTAACAATGGATTTAAATCAACGTAAACTAAATAAATCAGAATGGGAGACAATTGAAGTACCCGTAGGAAAGGATGAGGTTGAAATATTAAAATTAATTATAGACGGGTTTCATAATGTGAATATAAAATATAATAAAACAAATTCACTTATTGGATACTTAAAAATTGATTACTCGGAAGTAATGGAGAATTATTTATTCAACAAATATTTTTCAGATATAGTTAAAAAACTAATAAAAAAATACGAAATAGATTATATTCATATTAATGCTAATGCAAATCCTATACTTAAAAAAGCAGATATTATTAGAATTCAAAAAAATGATGAAAGTTCGTTAGATAAATCAACTATTTACGAATATATTTTATTAGATCATATTGAAAAAATAATCAAATATAAATCAAAAAAATCAAAAAAATGGGTATTTCATTATTATACTTTATATAAATTATTAAAAAATAGTATTTTTCATTTAAATAAATTTATACAACATATTGCTAATACTATAATACAAAAATTAGACGACCCTAATTTAAATAATTATATTATTGAAAATGCTACTGAATTTATTGAAAAAAATAGTAATTTAACCAAGTATAGCGATAATGAGTTATATACGCATCAAAAAGATATTTTTACTATTTGTAAAAATAAAACACCAAAGTTAGTTTTATATATTACTCCAACTGGTACAGGTAAAACTATTACTCCACTTGGGCTTTCCGAACAATATAAAATTATATTTGTCTGTGCTGCTAGACACGTAGGGCTTGCATTAGCACGAGCAGCAATATCTGTTAACAAGAAAATTGCGTTTGCATTTGGATGTAGTAGTGCGGACGATATTCGTCTTCATTATTTTGCAGCCAAAGATTATACTAAAAATTGGAAAACTGGTGGAATTTGGAAAGTAGATAATAGTAATGGGAGTAAAGTAGAAATTATTATTTGTGACATAAAATCCTATTTACCTGCCATGTATTATATGCAATCTTTTCACCCATTAGATAGTCTAATGACTTATTGGGATGAACCTACAATAACAATGGATTATGAAAATCATGAATTTCATGATATTATTAAAAATAATTGGAAAGAAAATATTATTTATAACATGGTTTTATCCTCAGCTACATTACCTAAAATTCATGAGTTACCTGAAACTATTGCTGACTTTAAATCTAAATTTTCTGATGTACAAATATATAATATAGTTAGTCATGATTGTAAAAAGTCCATTCCAATTATAAACAACAATGGTTATGTTGTACTTCCTCATTATTTAAGCGAAGATTATGAAACTATTATAAATATAGTAAGTCACTGTGAAAATTATCTTACTTTATTAAGGTATTTTGACTTAAGTGAGGTAGTAACATTTATTTGTTATGTTCAAAAAATGAAATTTGTATCTAGTAAAGTTAAACTAGAACGGTATTTTGAAACGTTAGATGACATTAATATGACTAATATTAAATTATATTATTTGACAGTTTTAAAAAATATTATTAGTGGAACTTGGGGTGCTATTTATTTAGAATTTAAAAATAATAGAACCAAAAGAATTAAACCGAATAATAGTGTGGATGTTAAAGGAAATAAAATAAGAAAAATGTCTAGTATTGGACCTGGTATTACTACTGATATACCAAAAAAAGATGGTTTTCAGTTATCTAGAACTTCTAGTGAACAAATGACATATAGTAATGTTAATGAAACGAATACATATGTAGTAGAAAATAAAAATTGTGGTGTTTATGTAACAACTAAAGACGCTCATACTTTAACGGATGGTCCAACGATATTTTTGTCAAATGATGTTGAAAAAATTGCTAAATTTTGTATTCAACAAACTAATATTCCTGAAAAAATAATGGATAGTTTAATGGAAAAAATATTATTTAATAATCTATTAAATGAAAAAATAGAAAAGCTAGAAAAAGACTTGGAGGATATTCAGGGTCTTGCGAAAGATGAGGATACTTCTTCTAAAGATACTCGTAAGATGAATAGAGAAAATGAGGATATTTTTAACACAGCATCAATGAATACATCCCAAATAAATTATTTAAAAAATATGATTAAAATAGCTTCTTTAAATGATATATTTATTCCAAATTCTATATCTCATATTCAAAAATGGGCTGATGATTTAAAACCAACCAATTGTTTTAAAGCAGACATATGTGAAGAAATTATTACTAAAATTATGCTTTTAAATGGTATTGAAGATAGCTGGAAAGTATTATTATTAATGGGTATTGGTGTATTTTCTAATCATAATAATACGACCTATACAGAAATAATGAAGTCTCTTTCCGATCAGCAAAAATTATATATGATAATTGCCGATACTGATTATATTTATGGAACAAATTACCAGTTTTGTCATGGTTATTTAAGTAAGGATCTCAACTTGACACAAGAAAAAATTATTCAATCGATGGGTCGTATAGGTAGAAGTAATATTCAACAAGACTATACTATTCGTTTTAGGTGTGATGAACATATTAATAAATTATTTTCATCAGAGGTCGATAAACCAGAAGTAATTAATATGAATAAATTATTTAACAGTAATTAGTGTTGTCTTTATGATTAAATTTATAGCTTTTAATATTTAAAAACATCTATTATGTAAATGTATGTATTATTCTTCTATCGGAGTTCAAGGTTCAGGCTTTACTAATCAATTATTTTCATTAATAACGAGTATTTTAATTGCTTATTATAATAAGAATAAAGTTGTAGTTATTGATTATTTTTCAAATGATTTTTCTAAAAATAGTTATAGTTGTATATCACAAATTTTAGATTTAAAAAAAATAAATTTTTTTTTAAAAGAAAAATATGATTTAATTATAGTTGATAAGTATGATGTTAATTTTGAATTAAATCAGATTTTTTACGGAACACTCGATAATAATATTGAGATAACAGATATAATAAAAAAAATGTTTTTTAAGAATGGAAATTTAATTATTCCAAAAAGTACTGATTTTAATTTAATATGCGGCGACCCATGCGTTGGTGTAAAAAAACATATTTTTTTAAAATATATAATTAATGGGTTCTTGATAGAAGAATTACATGAAGAAAATTTACTGAATGATGTTATAATTGATTTTTTTAATACAAATTATCAACATTCTTTTGCTTGGATTAATTCAATTAATAAAATAATATTTGAAGATATATTATTGCATTTAAAATATAACAATGATTATATAAATTTATCAAAGAATATACTAGAAAAAATAAATATTAATAAAAATATAAATTTATTGCATTTAAGATTAGAAGAGGATGCTATTAAACATTGGTCTAAACAAAATAATATGTCAGAAGAATATTTTAAAAATTATTTGGAGATAAAGTATATTTCATTAATAAAAAACCATATTGATCCAAAGGACCAAACTATTATATTATCCGGCTCATTAACGAATGGAGTTATTGATTTTCTAATTCAAAATAATTACAATTATATTTTGAATGATAAATATTTTGATGAGAGAGAGAAAAATGCAATTATTGATTTTTTAATATCAAACAATTGTAATAATGTTTTTATAGGAAACTTTAATTTTGAAAATTTAAATGGATCTACCTTTAGTTATTATATTCAAAAATTATTAAATACGAATGTCAAAAAAATAAATATTGATTTAGATAAAATATATGATAATGAAAAAATATATTAAATTGTAATTTTTCGTGTTTTACCTTGACCATATCCATATTTATTTTTTGCTTGTAATGCTAATTTATAAGCTTTTTTTGTATGATTACATCCTTTTTCTAATATTTTGAAATCAACAGCTGCCGCCTTACCACCTGTAATAGAACTTGCCAAACGAGCAAAGCCCCATGACTGTGCATTTTGATTTGGTCTTGATCCTGAAGAAAAATAGGCACCTTCTCCTTTCTTAACTATTTGTTGTAAACTTTTCAAAGAACATCCTGTTGCTTTAGTTAAAAGAGAATTTGGATATATTTTTTCTGTTTTATATATTTGACGAGCTTTTAGTATATGAGGTGAAATCTTACTTTTAAACGAACTAATTTTTTTCCTAGTAAAAAATTGTTTTTGTTTATAAAGTTTTCTTGATTTAAGAAGCATATTTAATTGCTTTTTTTTATCCTTTTTATTTAATTTTTTTGGTATATATCTAATTGGTATTTTTAATTTGGTCATATATTTATATTATATTTTTATTGAGTTAAATAATAATTCATTTCTTCTCTAAGTATTTCTCTCCTCTTGTTAAAATATTCTTTTTTGATATTGGGTATATTTTTTTCATATTCTATTTTTTCTTTATATAATCTTTCATATTCTTTAACGGTTATTCCATTCTTAGGATATAAATATTCTTTCGTTAAACTATATTTTCCATTAATAAAATCATGCCCGTCTGACCAATATGCTAAATTTTTTTTTACACCCCAATTTAATGCATAGTTAGGGCATTTACCATTTATTATATTAAACTCATCTGCAGGACAATTTATAGTATACGTTTTTATAAGTTTGGGTTTATCTAAATAATTACAATCCATATTTCTTTGTATTTATTCCATAAAATATTTTTATTATTAAAATATATTTTAATAATAAAAATATGTATACCTTTGGACATTTAAAACGCCGTAAAATAAAAAGTATTATATTGATTTTCAATAATTGTATCTAATTTTGTTCCTAATTTGTTTTTAACATTTTGATATTTATCGTAATAATGTTTATTTATCGATAAATTATCTATTGATACAATTTTTAAATCTAACCCCATTATTGTATTTAAATAATTTAAAACGTTTTCATTAATTACACGATTAAAATCTAAAACAAACAATTCAACCAGATCATTTTCTAAATAATAATAATCCTTTTTTTTTTCTAATTTTTCTAATATATTCATATCAAGTATAATAGATAATTCATCCAAACTTTCCGTCATTCCCGGTAAATTTTTATTTTTAATCATTTTTTCAAATAAAACACACAATTCATCTTCATTTTTAACACTAATAAGTGTATCTTTCTCATTTATTTTACTAAAGTGTATCTGATCTGTTGAAAATGATTGGAAAAAAGAACTTAATAATCTATTCTTTGGATTTCTTATACATGAAATTATTTTTAATTTTTTTTTGTTTGCAATTTTATAGTTAATTAAGTATTGCATAAATGTATTTTTTGTTGGTGGATTATTCAAAGATAATTTTAAATTATCTATTGTATGACAGTGCAATGCTTTAAAATTACTTTTTTGTAAAATAGAGATTAAAGATTGTGTAGATGTTTTATGTGACGAATAAATAATAAAATCTAAATCATTAAAATTCATATATATATATATTTACATATATATATATATTAAAAATAATGATTTCTATAACAGCCGATTTTATTATTTCTGTTGTAGCTGGATTGTTATCGGGAATGTGGGTTTATGCTACTAATTGGTCTGACATAAGTATATTTGATTTAAATAGTTGGTATATGGCGTTTTTAATGACTGGATGGATGTTTTTATTTCAAGGAATATTTATGAAAAATTTAAAATATACCATAATAGGGTTGTTTACCATCATTCTATTTATATTTTGTATAAGAACACAATTTATGATTAATAAAAATCAATATTTAAATGGCATGATAACGCATCATTCCATGGCAATATTTACTTCTAAAAAATTAATAGAAAAATATGGAAATAAAAATATTAATGATAAATTTAAGGAGTTATTAAATGATATTTTAATTAGACAAAAAAATGAAATTAAAATAATGAAATCTTTATTAAATAAATAATTTTATTAAATCAATAAATATTTTACCTATACTTCCTCCATCTCTTGTTTAATTAAATCTAACTCTTCAACTATTTTATTTGCTTGTTTTAATTTATCTTGAAGAGAGACTTTATTGGACTTACTGCCAATCCATATTTTTTTTAGTTTTGGATGTTTTTCTATTTTAAAAAATTCACGACTTCGTGTTCTCTCTATATTTAAATACTCATGGTAATAAACAACATATTTTTTCATCATATCTTGTGTAAGACCATTTGGTAATGACTTAGCAGTACATTTCCTGGATCTTTTTTTTGGTTGTTCTTGTTGCTTAGTGTCTTCTTCCATGTTTATACTTAATAAAGTCTTTTTTTATTATTTACTTAATTATGTTAAATTAAAAAAGGAAAAAAAAGTTTTTGTTTTTCTAATTCTATTTCATATTCTTGTTTTTTTTATCTTCCAATTGAGACAATTGTAATTGTTGCTTTTCTACCTCTTTTTGTAAATCATATATACCATTTATTCTAATTTCTTTAATTAATTCACAAACCCAATTTTGAAATTTTTCTGCTATTGATTTTTTTGATTTAAATAAAACTTTAAATAATCCTTTTTCAGTAAGGAATGTTACTTGTTTAGTTCCGGTAGACGTGTCCATACTATGTACATGTCTTTCTGTATTATCAAAATTCTGTATAGATGTACGAATATTTCCCATTTCTAATATTTCTCCAATATCACTTGCTCTAAATAGTGGTTATTATATGTACCTCTAATCACTATATTTGTATGCATATTATTTTCTGTAAAAGCTTTAACTATCTCCATTTTAGATATGTAATATATAACATTACATGTTTTTGAGTTATTTTTATCATATTACATATAGTTTACTTTCTCAAATGGGAAAGTAAATATGTTTTTTGCTTTAATAATTAAAAAGCGATAATTAATTATTAAAATATATAAATATAAACAACACGATATATGCTCTCTAATTTGAGTAAGCTAACCCACCCATTCCTGACATAATTCTTAGAACGTTATAATTGGTGGCATACACTCGGACCTTTGCAGTCTTGGTTCCTTCAACGGTAGCATTAGACAAGACCAATTGTAGTGTAGCATTATCAATTCTAGAGAAATTACACGTTCCTGAAGGTTGATGTTCCTCAGGTCTCAAAGCAAAAGAATATACGTTGATACCTTCATCAGGACTTCTGGTGTGGCATTGGTATGGTTGTACCCAAGAAAAGTAAGATCCTTCACGCTCTGAGAAACGATCCTGTCCATTTAGCTGTAGCTTAGCAGTAACAACTGGGTTTAATCCCCAACAATGCATATCCAAAGAGGTTTCAGTTAGAACAAAGGTTCCTGCATCAGAAACACCTGAATTCATATTATGACTTCCGGTATCAATAGTAGTAACTAGATTATTTCCGTTGTAAATAGAATTAACATTTGGAGGTCCGCCAAAGTTAGGTTCATTGTATGGATTAGTAGCTCCGTGCCAGTATCCAGTAAAATTTTCTGGAATATATGCGTCCAATGCTCCTGCATCATTAAAAAGACCAGCAGCATCAATATAAGCTCTACTATCGGCAGCAACTTCCTTTGGTCCACCAAAAGCATGGATAGCATTTGGCAAAGCATCAATAGCATCAGTATAGTTAAATGGCTGAGCTCCTAGAACCTTGAAAAGAAGAGCATCGCACACTAGGGAAGAACAATAATCAACGTTCTGATCAGGCTGAACAACCCAGATCAATTCCTTAACTGGGTGATTGAAATTCAACTTAATCTTGTTACTGGATGAACCAACTGATTCATCTCCAGTGAATTGTAGCTGAGTAATCAAATATTCATGAGGATTTTGTGCCATTCTTCTACGTTCGTCAGTATCCAAAAATACATAGTCAACGTATAGAGAAGCAGCAACTAGAGATTGATTATAAGCAATTACAGCAGGAACTGGTCGTCCACTAGAGTATTGAGTTCCTCCAGCAGTAGGTCCACTGGTATTACAACTTAGAGTTGTAACTGCCCATAGACACTCATCAATAGGACGAATATCAAGATTGATTTTAACTTCGTGGTATTGCAAAGCAATTAATGGCAATGCAAGACCAGGGTTGGTACAAAACCAAAATTGAAGAGGAATATAAAGAGTGCACTCAGGAAGAGCATTACGTGGGGCACAAACTTGACGTGGTGCTAAAGAGTCACAAGGACCATCAACTTCAGAAAAGGAAGGATCAGTAATAAAAGTAAGCTGAGTGGTGTTACCAATCATCTTAAAATATCCTCTTTGTTGTTCAGAAGTCATAGTAAGTTGGTTCCAGATATGCATCCAATCACCATATTGTCTATCAATTCTTTGACCTCCAATTTCAACTTCAACCTGAGCAACTAGTTGTTCCCCAGGATAGTCAAGCCATCTGGCATAAACTCCATTTCCAAAGCCTTCAACATAGGATCCAACACCCATTAGCTGATTAATTTCTGGCAAGGTAACTTGTAGGTAAGTACGAGATGCCAAATCTCCATTTCTACTGATAGTACATTGAACTCTTCGTCCAAAATCAGCCTGTCCATTGAATGTTTGTTCAATTGACTCAATAGCAAAGTTAGTATAACGTCTGTAGGTGACTTTCCAAAAAGTAATTTGAGGATTGCCAGTAAGGTAAACGTCCTGAGCTCCATAAGCGACAAGTTGCATTAATCCACCTCCCATATTTATTTATATTATTGCTAAAGAAAAAAAAATTTTGGAATTTAATTTAATTTAATTTAATAAAAAATAAAATAAATTTGAAAATTGGTTTTTATAAAATTTTGTTTATATCTAAATTACTTTTCATAAATCGTTCCAAATAATTATCTAATAAAATTTCTTTTTTACACTCATGTTTTTTTTTGAAAATAAATAAATCATCTCTTTTTTTAATAGTCCATCCTTCTTCCAAAGCATTATACAATAATAACATTTTTTGAAATTTTATATTATCTATTTTTACATTTTTATTATTAATAACGTCTAAAGATATTTTGGTTTTTATTTCTCCATTATCCATTGTATTATTTTTTAAGAAAATTAAACTATATTTTAAATTTATAATAAATAGCGTTTCCTTTTCTTAAAATAAAAATATATAATTAATAATATTAATTAATAATATTAATTATTAAATAAATTTTGTAAATATAATTATGCCTTCCTTTAAACCAAAAAATATAAAAAAAATAAAGATTTCAAAAAAAAACTTGGTTACGTTAGATAATAAACATAAAGAGTTTTTACATGAATTCGCTAAGGATGAGAAAGATAATATTCCTAATTTAAAAATGGAAAAAAAACAATTAAATCTTCAGCTTGAAGCAGAAAAAAGTAGTCTTAGTATTGAACAAAAGATGGATATTATTGATAGAATATCTGAAATAAAAGACAACATTAAATTTATTAAAAATAAAAAAAAAGAATATTTTTTAGATAATTCTAAATACATTTTTGATTATTTTGAAAATAAAAAAAATATTTCAAGTGGGGTGAATAATAGTTCAAATAGCAAAAATAAGTTTATAGAAGATTTTTTTAAAATTAATAACTCCACTAGAAATGAAAATACTAATTTAAATAACAACATAGTTCAAAAATACCTTTCTAATATTGATGTTTCTTTTATTGATATTAATGAATTTATATCTCCTAATAATATTTGCCAATATTGTTTAAAAGGTGAATTAATTCCTATTGAAGACGAAGGATTATTAGTTTGTAATTTATGTTCTAGAAATATACCATACCTTATTGAAAATGAAAAACCTTCTTATAAAGAACCTCCAAAAGAAGTTTGTTTTTATGCCTATAAACGAATTAATCACTTTAAAGAAATATTAGCACAGTTTCAAGGCAAGGAAACTACTCAAATACCTCCTGAAGTAATTGAAAATATTAAATTGCAGATAAAGAAAGAGAGAATTGATATTAATCAAATTACTAACTATAAAACCAAAGAGGTTTTAAAAAAATTAGGGTATAATAAATATTATGAACATATACCTTTTATTAAAGATAAATTAGGTATACGTCCTCCAATTATGACACAAGAGTTAGAAGAAACTTTATGTAATTTATTTATTGAACTGCAGTCACCTTATTCAAAATATTGTCCGGACGATCGTGTTAATTTCCTAAATTATTATTATACAGCTTATAAATTATGTGAACTATTGGGTGAAAATCAGTATTTAGAAAACTTTCCTATGTTGAAAGATAGAGAGAAGCGTATTGAACAAGATGCTATTTGGAAAAAAATATGTTTTGAATTAAACTGGGAATTTATTGCTACTATATGATAGTTTTATACTATATAATAGTTTTATAGTACAATTATTTATTATTACAAAATAAATAATTTTATAATAATTTAATTTTTTATTATACTGCCGAAAGGTTTAAAACCCTCCAGGAAATTTCACAAGGTTGGCGCCTATACCAAATCCAGCTCCCGAACGTGCAGTAACCCCCATACTTGGAATATAGGTATCCAATATGCTAAAGGTAGCTGCAGCAGTTAAAGCAATAAGACAAATTTCTTCAATATTCAATGATCTTTTTGGGATAGCATAGGCAGCTATTGCTACCATTAAACCTTCTACAAGATACTTAATTATTCTTTTAACAAGTTCGCCAACATTAATTAGTCCAGCCATTATACTAATTATTAAGAAAAAAATATATATTTTTATAAAAAAACTTAAAACAATAATAGAATATTGTCTAAATGAGTTATTCTAAAGAAAGTAGTTGTTTAAATAAAAGTGTCGGTAATGGAGAAAATAATACAACTTATGTTGATCTATTAGAAGAAGATAAAGCTATTGCCGGACAAAAATTTGTTTGTATATCCTTCGTTTCCCCGGAAAAAATAATTAAACAAAAAGAAATATTTTTTTTCGAAGAATTCCTAAAGAAGTGGGAATTAAATAAATCTATGGAAAAATTTGTTCAGTTTCTACATTTTATTTCCTATAAGCATAAATTTAATTTTGATGATCTTTTCGGTGACTTTAAAGAATTTTGTAAAGAAGAAGGTGAATTAATTAGTCAAACATCCATGAGTGATGATTATAAAACATTTATTGATAAAAATGAAGAAGAGTTAGAAAAGACTTTTGGTGTTCTTCATCATTTCCAAACTTCTACTCGTGGAATTAAAGTAAGAGGGGTTTATCCTACTATGGAAGAAGCGGAGCTTAGATGTAAAATGTTACGAGAGTTAGATCCTAGTCATGATGTTTTTGTTGGTCCAGTAGGATTATGGATGCCATGGGACCCTGAAGCGTATAAAACTGGGAAAGTAGAATATATGGAAGAAGAACTAAATAGTTTAATGCATGAAAAAGTTAAGAATGAAATTAATGCTAAAAATGCATTTGATCAACGTGTGAAGGAAACAAAACAAAAGGCGATTGAAGAAAATATTAAAAATGCGGAACGATCAGGAAATACATTAACTCAAACGATTGATGAGAATGGAAATTTAATAGGTATTAATAATGTTAATACAACAGAGAAAAAGTTACAAGATAATGATAAGGATAATAATATAATTTCAGTAGCGGATATTCGTAATGAATTATTTGAAGGAGAAAATATAATAGTTGGCAAGACAGATTATGGCCAAAGTGAATTAATTAGTGGTCCTTTTGCCACAAAAAAAAATAACTAAACTAGTTATTTAATATATATATTTTGTTGATTATAAATTGTTAATTATATTTTATAAATTAAAAATATAATTAGTTAAAAATATTATTATTAATGTACATCTCCGCAAAATCATTTCCATTTAACATTATTTTTTCGTTATTAAAATTTGGGTATTTTGTAAAAAAATATATTTTTTCTTCATCGTATAATATGGTTGAGTGAATACAGGATTGTTCTGTAATATATGTATTATTATTTATATATCCATTTATATTTGTCAAATGGTCTCCAGGTGAAAAATAAATTTCATTATTTATCCATTCTCCTGAAAAACTTTTACATTCAGTATACAAAATATTTTTATTAACATAGTAATTTCTAGAACTATCAATCCAGTTGCCTTTTGGTATAGGTAAATCAAAACAATGATTAAGAATTAAAATATTTTGTCCATCAGTATTATATTTACCTTCACGAAAAGGTTTATTTATATTAAAATAGGATGAAAAGCATTCTCCTAGTAAACCAGGACCTGTTACGTGTAAATCCGATATGTAACTGGATTTATAAAAAATATTATCTATAGCTTTTTCTAATACTAACTTCATAAAACTATTCCCTTTTTTACAAATAATAAATGCATTATACATACTATTTTTATTCAAGTCTTTGGCGAATACAAAATCATAATTATAATATAATTCTTCTATTCTATTGATAGATATAAAATCTGCATCAATATATATTCCTCCATATTTATATAGAATGTAATATCTAATTAAGTCTGATTTGAAAGCAAATGGTTTTACCTTATTGTATGCTGATATTAATAGAGGGAATTCATCTTCCTTTTCTAATAATAGAAGTATTTTTTTGTTTGTTAATAAGGTATAATTTAAACAGGAATGATTTTTAATAATAGTTTGAATAGAGCCATACATATTATTTGATACAAATTCATCTTGTATCCAAATTTGATATATTGTTGGCTTTTCACTATCGATATATATATCCTTTATTTTTTTTTTATAAATATATCCATCATGATATAAAGAAGAATAATGAGTATTTATTCTATCATTATTCCAATTGTCATATTTAGTTTTAATAATAATAACATCATTTATTTTTATTTCACCTGGATAATGATCAATTATTTTAATAAAATAATTTTTATTATTTTTATATAAATCAATTGTATTATCATTGAATATTTGATTATTTATTCGATCTAAAAACTTATTTAATCCTATAGCAAAAATAGTTGGACCGGTAACTGCAATTGGTTCATTTAATAAATAAGAAAATTCATTTTGATAATAATATTCATGATTTAAAACTATATCTATTGTAAAATCTAAAATAGCTTTTATTATTTCATTTTTAGTATCAACAATTATAAAAGCTTGATAAATATTTCCATTACTTATTTGTGATGGGTTATCTTTAACAATTAATAAATTTAATTTCTCATCTGTAATTATTTTATCAATTGGATATAAACAAGTGCTAGATATATCCGTCCAAATTCCACCATAAATATATAATACGCATAAACGAAATATATCTGATTTATAGGCTCCAGCATATAAACTATTATAAGCATCTAATACATTTTCATCAAAATGTTGAACTAAAAAATCATAGCAGTCTTCATCATTCCAATATTTATATTCATAATTCATATTCATATTCTTCCAACTACTTACAGCATTATACATATTTTTTTTAATAGTACTTTTATAGGACTGATGTATAATCTTGGGTATATTAAATAAAAGTAACTGATCATCCTTGATTAATTTAAAAAAACAATGAATGGTATTAAAAAAAAAATTATTTTTTATATCTAAAGTAATTTGTTCATTTTCATTATATTTATTAATAATGTATATTTTACATTCATTGCCATCAATTAAATTAATATTTAAATTAAAACTATATTCATCCATATATTGAATGTTAAATTCAAAAATCGTATTACTTTCTTCATAATTACTTTTTAATAATAAGTTAGAAATATTAGATCTATTTTTAGAATATATGGAATACATATTATAATATAGTAAACTATAATATATTTTTAATTAAAAATGTTACCATTTAGTTGTTTTTTTTACACTAATTTTTGGTCCTGCTCCTCTCTTTTTAACATTCCCAGGATCATATTTTTCATCTTCATCATCCGAATTCATACCTTTCGACAATTCCCAAAATTCTTTTGATCCTAACTTAAAATCATTATGAGCATCCGCCTTATACCAAAAAACTTGATCTTGTAATTTATTTGATTTAACGTTATTATTAATTACTAAACATTCATAATTTTCTGTGCATTGGTCCATCACCTGACAAAATGCTTCAAATGTTGGAAACATACCTGCATAATTTTCATATATACGTTTACGATTTGCTATATAAGGTTCTCTTAAAATAAATACATAATCAATATTAGTACGAAGAGTAGGCGGTACACCTAATGGATATTGCATTGTAATAATTAACATAACTTTCCAATGTCTTCCATTTAAAAATAAAAGACGCATCATTTTGTCTCTAGACCATGCATTATCGTATAAACAATCATCAAGTATAACAAAGGTTCTAGGATCAATGGTGGAACGTTTATAGGTTTCCACTTCTTTTTTTATTTGTTTAAGAACAGATCGTTGTCTTTTAAGAATATTTTCTATTATAGCAGTATTATATTCATTATGAATAAATAACTTTGGTACTAATTTCCCATAAAAACCATTACCTTCTTCTGTTCCTGATATAACAGTACCAATAGGAATATCTTGGTGATAAAATAGCAAATCTCTGACAAGAAAACTTTTCCCGGTATCTCTTCTACCTATTAATACTACTACAGGACCTTTGGATTCATTCGGTTTGAAACTAATACTTTTCATATCAAATTTTTTAAGTTCCAAAGACATAATTTATATTAGGTTTATTTTAGAAGATTTAAAAAAATAAAATACGCAAAATCAGAAGAATATATTATTTAAAAATATTAAGTTAAAAAAAGATATTATTTATATATTAAATACCTAATAATGATTAACTATCAAAAAAGGAAAAATACAAATTTGTTTCATAATATGGAAAAAACAAATACTATCTTTCTTTCTAAAACTCAAAATTATATACCTATTTACAATCGTTTTTTTAGTCTTAATGAAACTAATTATAATAATATAAACTTTAATAATAGTTGGTATTTAATAAATATTGATGAGAGAAATAATGAAATAGATAATTCTATTTACATGTGTACAGTTAAACATTTAACTAATGAAAAAACGAAAAAAAAAGAATTATTTTTTAAGCAAGCCCCATTATTAGATCCTTTTAAATTTTTAGTAGGAAAATATGATATTAATAATAATAATTTGTTTGAATTACCTAAAATAGATAGTAATGAAACGACTGTTCATCCAAAATTATTAGACGTAAATAATTCTGCTTATGTAGATAGTTTGTTTTTATACTTAAGTAATCAATTATCTAATAAATATTTTTTTTTACATAATGTAGAATACTATGGATCTTTTTTAGGGATTAAAAATAATTATAAATTAAATGTATTTGATGATTTAGAATATTTAATGACATCTGAATTTTTTAATAAATATAAAAATAAGTTATTTACTATTGATAGTTATGACCATTTATTTAGTTCTGATCTAGATAATAAAAAAAATCCCATTAGTATTAATCACAATTCAAGTATTAAAAGTTTACAGTCGGTCAATAGTATAAATGATGATTTATTTGAAAATATTTTTGATAGTAGTATTAACTCAATAAAAAAAGATAGTTTGAATAACTGTTCGGTCGAGTTGGAAGATATAACAAATTCTACTTTTATTGTTAATACTGAAAAATCCACTACGTTAAAATCTGATTCTTCTTGTTCTTCAAGAACATCTTATACAAATGATAATGACTTGGAGGATGATAATACGTCGTGTAGTAATAGTACTAATACCGAAAATTCGGAATGGATTGATGAAGAAGAGGATGAAGAAGAGGAAGAAGAGGAAGAGGATGAAGATGATAAATTGTTTGTTACCATTCCTAAATTCCCTATTCAATTAATAGGAATGGAAAATTGTGAAATGACATTAGATGATTTAATTTTAAAACATGAAATTAATGAAGGTGAATGGTTTTCTGCATTAATGCAAATTATTATGATATTAATTACTTATCAAAAAGCATTTTCTTTTACACATAATGATTTACATACAAATAACGTAATGTTTAATTCAACAAATAGAAAATTTATTTATTATTGTTTTGAAAATAAATATTATCAGGTTCCAACTTTTGGTAGAATATTTAAAATTATTGATTTTGGAAGAAGTATATATAAATTTGATGGTAAAATGTTCTGTAGTGATAGTTTTCAACAAGGTGGTGATGCATCTACCCAATACAATACCGAACCATTTTTTAATGATAAAAAGCCTAGATTAGAACCAAATTTTAGTTTTGATTTATGTAGATTAGCATGTTCTATATTTGATAATCTTATTGAAGATATGGAAGAGATTGAAAATTGTAATGATCCAATAAAAAAATTAATTATTGAATGGTGTTTAGACGATAAAGGCTTAAATTTACTTTATAAAAATAATGGAACTGAAAGATATCCAGATTTTAAATTATATAAAATGATTGCCAGATGTGTACATAACCATACTCCCCAAAAACAATTGGAAAGAAACGAATTTAAGTCATTTCTAATTTTAAAACATTTAATACCTTCAACAGAAAAAATAATAAATATTGATGAAATACCAATTTTAACTTGAATACTATTTATCTAGTTTTTGAAATATAATCACATCACAAATAAGGGGTTTATATTTTCCTTCTTCTTTTATAACTTGATATGGTTTTCCGTTTTTAGACCTTTTACTATTTTAAACGCCGATTATGTATAAATAATTTAATTAAAATATATATTTATTTAGATTTAAATATATATAATGATTTGTAATTTAGAGAATATAAACGAAACTATTAAAAAAGAAGGTTTAAATTTGTTGGTAGTTTGTTATGGTGGTTGTGTTTCTAATACATTAGTTAGGACTTTAGAAAAAAATAATTATGATATTATGACAGCCACCTACCGCGACATATTATGCCATTGTCCCTGCTATATAGATGTTAATATTCCCATTATTTATCTTTATGATAATCCTATAAAATCATTTATATCGATGAAAAAAAGAGGTACTGGGTTTTGGGATGTTAATCAACAAAAAATGAGTAATAATACGGAGGTAGATTTATCCGATGAAAACTTGATTAAATTAATGATTAATCAATTTAATAGTTGGACAAATATAAAAAGAGAAAATGTATTAATAGTTAAATCTTGTGAATTATTTGAAAATAGTATAGTAGATAAATTAGAGAAATTCCTAAAAAAAAAACTATATCATTTTCCAATATTATATGAGACTCCTAAAACTAATCTTAAAAATATCAATAAACATAGTGAATATAGTGAATATATTAAATTATTTAAAAAATATAAATTAGAATTGGATAAAATTAATAATTTTATCAATTATTAATTGAAAAAGTTAAGTTGGCATTTTAAATGTCCAAAGGTGTAAAAATAAAATTAGATTAAAAAATTTAATTTTATTATAAATATAATATATTGAAATAATATATGGCTTCATATGTATTGTCTAAACAAATAATTTCATCCTATGGTTTTATAATAAGTAGGCATGTTCGTTGTTCCACCACTAATAAATATTGGAACCATAGTATTAAATGTATAAGACATTATTATCCTTTTCGGCAAATAGTTGTTATAGATGATAATAGTAATAATATATTTATAAAAGCAGATATGGATTACAATAATGTTATTATTATAAAATCAGAATTTCCAGGACGCGGGGAACTTTTACCATATTATTATTTTTACAAAAATAAGTTTTTCAATAATGCTGTAATTATACATGATAGTATCTTTTTTCATAAAAAAATTAATTTTGATAAATATTTATCATTCCCTGTATTATGCTTATGGCATTTTAATCCAGATAAAGAGAATATTGACAATACATTACGAATTACAAAATATTTAACAAATAACTATGCTATACAAGAAAGTATAAGTATGAATAAATTAAATATATTAGGTTTAAATAATGATGAATGGACCGGTTGTTTTGGACTACAAAGCTTTATAAATTATGATTTTCTCGTTCAAATACAAAATAAATATAATATTTTTAATATGCTTGAATGTGTAACAACTCGAGCAGATAGATGTAGTATGGAGAGAATTATGGGAGTTATTTTTTCTAAGGAAATGAAAAAAAAAAAATTATATAAATCTATATTTGGGAATATAATGAATTATGAAAAATGGGGATATTCATTTGATAATTATGAAAAGGACTTATATATTAAAAAACGTCTTCCTAAATATATAATTAAAGTATGGACTGGTCGATAAGTAATATTAATAAGATAACAATCTTGTTGAAATAAAAATATTTTGAAATGAAAAATTTCCAAATGGATTAGGATTATAATTTTTAAATAGAATAGTATTTGGAATTATAGAATAATTACCTTGGATATTTGCTCCTACCTTGGAATACTTATCTGGTATTCCTCTACGATAAAAATTACTACTAGTTCGTAATTTTCCCATATACAGTATTATTATATTAAATAATACTGTATCATTCTTTATAATAGAATTTATTTCTAAAATCCTGGGTTATCTGTAAATACCGAAGGAGTTTGACCATTTTTCACTCCTCCACTAGTTACAAGAGAACTTAATTGATCCCTAATATAGTATGCAATGATAACACTAATATATACAACTAATGTATCGCGAAACAATAACTTAACTGGTTTCGGTTCCTTTTCTAACAAACGCATTTCAATAAATTTTAATATTAAATAAATAAAAGAAACTACTGTAGCTATAATAAATATATTTTCCATTTTATATTAATACTTCAGTTTCTTATAGATTTTTTAACGCAATTTAATCTAAAACTTCAATATCATCAATCAATAAATCAGGTAATAAATTTAACTCAGGAGGATCAATAACATGTATATCTAAATTATTTAAGTCTGCTAGTTGATCAGAAATATTTAATTTTACGTTTCCATCATCTTCTTCTTCACTTTCAAGCTTTCTCTTTAATGATCTCATTTCACTGATTTCTTCTAACCGTTCAATATTTTTAGGAGCGTCAATATTTTCTAGATGGTTATTATCATCAATCGCTAAATCAATATCGTTAAATTTTAATGATGTAGTTGTTTCTTTATCAGTTGAAGTATTTGCAGTATTCATTTCAGAAGATGAAACTTTTTCATTATCTAAACTGTTACTTTTACCTTCCCATTCCCCTTCCTGATAAGAATTGGTAGATGGAATAACTTCTTCTTTAATTTCTTCTATAATTTCCTCTTCTACAGTTTCATCCATATATGCTTTTAAAATAGTCTCCACAGGAATATTATCTCTCAATGTATTTAATATACATTCCTGAATAATAATTTCTAATTCACGGAAATGTTTTTGAGTTTGAAGAGGAGGGATATTAAGTTCAAACAAGTAAACATTTTTATAAATTTTTCTAGCTCCATTAATATATATTTTATGTATAAAATCGTCTAATTTTGGAATATTAATGTCAATTTTTTTTTGTTTTTGTCCAACTCTCATTGCTGTAAGTATTTTTAGTTGAATAATATGGGTACAAACAACCAAATCTTCTAAATACCCACACCCACTTTTTTCGCAAATTCTTTTTCTCTCTTCTTCAATAATAGTTGGGTTCCATTTGGGAATACGACTTATAAAATTTTGAAATGTCATTAAATATTTATCCATTTCATTATTTTCTTTACAGATTTTTACTGCTTCATCAAAAATAGATTTATACCCTTCCATTATTAAAGGAGTTAATATTGTTAATAAACGGGCACTCCACTCATTTTTTGATTCATATAAAGTGGAAGTACTAAAATCATCCATTTAAATAAATGATATATTTTCTAAAACTATATCTGAACTTAAATATATATAATGTAAAAGAAATAGAATTAATAACTTTTCATTTCTAAATTCTTTTCTAACTTTATTAAATGCTATCAACAATTCATATTTTTTTTCTACATTTATTGTAAAACATTTATTATTTTCCAAAAGATAAACAATATCTAATGCATTAAACCCTTTTTCATATAGTTTACTAGATAAGTTCATAATATCAATCATAGAAAATTTTAAAGTATTACACTTGTTTAATTCTTTGATCAAATTTTCAATTCTTAATACCTTTATTTCATTTAATTTAAAAGCATTATTTATATTATATTGATATAAGTTAATGGGTTTATCTTTATAAATAGGTTCAGGAATATATATTTCACAAAAACGAGATAATATTGGTTTTAATAATTTATACTTATCTTCAATAATGATAAAAAAACGTGTATTATGGCTAAATAATTCAATACATCTGCGTAATGCAGACTGTGCATCGGTTGTTAATTTATCTGCATTTAATAGAATAATACTTTTAAAAATATCTCCACCATTAGAATTAATATTTGTTTTGGCGAAAAATTTTAATTCATCACGAATAAATTTTATTCCTTTTCCATGAGCACAGTTAACATTCATTACATAAGATTTTATTTTTTCTTTATCATTATTATATATTTCACTAATAAATTTATTAACGATTGTTCTTTTACCAGACCCAGATTGACCATGAAAAATAATATTAGGTATTTTATGTACACTATGAAAATATTGTAGTTTTTCTATTATAGTATGATGTATAGGTAACATGAATATTAGTTATATTTAATAAATAATATTTATATGAAAATCAAACATATTATTACACTATTATATGTTTATACCGATGAAGTAAGACTATGTGTGTATGGATTTGAACGAAAGGCATTTAATAAATTACCGTCTATTCTATCACAACCAATACATTCATTGTAGTACTGTGGTACATGAACTTTTCCATAGGTTTCTTTGGAAGGAGGAACTTTAATAATTGAATTTGCTGCTATAAATGTATTAGTATTACATTCAGGCGCCATACGAGAAATTGTTACATTAGTTGTCGGATTAAATAATTGAGTACCTCCTTGATTAGCTCGATTATAAATAACGGAAGATTTAATATCATTATTCGTTTGTCTATAGGCGGAATCATACAACATATTTCCTTCCTGATTTGACTTACCGCCAACATTGCCTAATGTATTACAACTTGTGGTATCTCTCTGTGTTAAATCCATTGGAGTATAATTATTAACATATACTCCTTCCCTCTGATTGTTAATATTAAATTGTGGAGAATAAATAGTAGTTTCTTTAACAGTAGTACTTGTAGTATCATAAGGGTTGATTACATAGTTTTGTGGTACGCTAGTATGAACATCACCAAATATACGTACATTTTGTGTAACTTCTTCTTTACGAGAAGGTTTTAATATATCTAATAAAGGTGCTATAACTGCTCCTATTGCATTACTAAAACCACTTCTTATTGTATCTGGCTGTTTTAAAGTAGATCTATTATTATTGTAATTTGTATGTGATTTTAAATTATTTAATTGTTCGTTAGGACCACGTCCTGTTGCTGTAGAAATAGGAACATCTGTTGCAGGAAACACATGTCTTTTAGTTTCTTCGTAATTTTTTGGAGCATAACTAGCTTGTCCTTCTATAATTCCAGCTGGACCTACATATTTATTTGTTATATCATTTCTTCGAATTACACCCATCTCTTGAATAGGACGTAATGTTTCTCCTTTTTCAATACCAGTGGTAGTTAACCATCTATCTTGGGAATTTATAAAAAAAGTATCTGGATTTTGTTTTTCTACTCTACCTAAAATTCCGACATTTTTAACTAAAGAATTTGCAGGTCCTTCTAAATTAACTATTTCATATTCTAATTTTGGATTAGTAGATACTCTTAATTCATCTACTGTTTTAGGTAACCAGCTATCTCTTGACTCCATTCCTGAATTAAAACCACCACTTCCACTTGTAGTATACCCTTGATTTAATCCTGGTCCTACATTTTCAGTTGCAAAAGGTTTTACATTGTTATTCCACATACCCGGATTTACCCTTGATTGATAAAAATCACTATTATTAGGAGCCCCATATGCCCATTGGATATTATCTTCTGGTTTAAATAATGGTGCTTGTTCTATTTTCTTTATTACTTGTGATCCTGATCCAACCATATTATCTAGAACGGATTCTGCAATATTCATATCATAGGTATAACCCTTAATTTTTCCTCCTTCAAAAGGAACCATATTATTATGTTTAAATTGAGTAGAGTCTAAATAGTTTCCGGTTAATGAATATATATTTTGTGGATTTTGTCCTACATTTTCTCCTTTCCCAACTCTATCTTCATAATTCGTTTGATTGAAATATTTATCAGTAGCAGTATTTGGATTTGAATATTCATATACAGTATCTTCTAGTTGATTTATATTCGTAACAGGAAAATTTTGAGGTGGTATATTAACATTTGGCAAATAATTTGTGTTTTTTCCCATACTTCTAAAATTTTCTTTTTGTTTATTATTTTTTTGAGAAGATTGATTAGAAACGATATATAATCCTCCTAATGCTAGTAAAGGTATGGCTAATTCCATTTATATATACATTATTATATTTTATTTTGTTTTAACACTTTCACAAGAAAAATGGTTAGTACAAAGAGGATTATAAGAAGAAATTGTATTTTTTTCTGATGGAATACTATGATTGTTATTATGAATAGGTAAACAAGGTTTTTTCATTTCAAAATAATCTTTTTCTAATATTCTAGTATTTATATTATTTTCAAAGGGAAAACAGGTATTTTCTTGAGGATTAAAAGGAGGATAATACCAATCCACTTGTTCTAAATCTCTTGCAGTCCATGCTGGCATTATAACCCTGGATTGTTCAGTATATAAGTTATTACATGTGGGATAAGAAATAGGTTTACTTTCAACATTATAGGATTTATAACCGTCTTTTCCTAAACAGTCCCTTCCAATTTTTCTATTAACACCTAACATATCACTTTCTAAATTAATAGTATTCGTTCTTAAATTACCTCCCCATTTTTGTATTATAATTTGGGGATCTTCTATATAACATGGATGACTTCCATTTCCTGGTACATCCATAATCCATCTTCCTGGACCAGTAGATTGTTGTAACTGTTTAATAGTTCTACATGGGTCATAAAAAAATCTAGTATTTGCCATAATATATATTAATATAGTAAATATTTATTTAAATAATAATTATTATATCCATTAATGAGTAAATCACAAACAATATGTTTAAATATGATTGTTAAAAATGAGTCTCATGTAATTATACAAACTCTAGAAAATATATTATCTAATATTAATATCAACTATTGGGTAATTTCTGATACAGGGTCAACAGATAATACTAAAGAACTAATTCAAACTTATTTTAATGAAAAAAAAATACCTGGGGAATTATTGGAACACGCCTGGGTAGACTTTGGTTTTAATCGAACAATTGCGTTAGAGTGTGCTTTTAATAAATCTGACTATTTATTTTTTTTTGATGCGGATGATACTATTGAAGGGAAATTAATACTACCAGATAAATTAACATATGATAAATATGATTTTATCTTTGGTCATGGATTTACCTATTTAAGACCATTACTTATTAATAATAGAAAAAAATGGAAATATATTGGTGTTTTACATGAATACCTAGTAGGGGATGATATAAAATCAATTATTACATTACAAGGAGATTATTACATAGTTTCAGGAAAAAGTGGTGATAGAAATAAAGATCCTAATAAATATATTAAAGATGCAATTATTTTAAAAAATGCTTTTGAAAAAGAAGAAAAAATGGATCTTAATTTAGCTTCTAGATATGCTTTTTATTGTGCTCAAAGTTATAGAGACGCTGGTCCAACCTACACAGAAGAAACATTAGATTGGTATAAAAAATGCTTAATTTTAAATAATTGGGATCAAGAAAAATTTTTTGCTTGTATAATGATTGGAAATATTTATGATAAAAAAAATGATATGAATAATGCCTATAAATATTGGTTAAAATCAATAGAATATGATAGGGAAAGGTTAGATGGAATAATATTAGCATCCACAAAGTTATTAAGTACTGAAAATTATTTATTAGTAAATTTACTTTATAACAAATATAAAAATTATAATAAACATCTACAACAAAAATTATTCTTGTTTGATTATTTATATCAAGGTCAATTTGAATACCATAATTCAATTGCTGCTTATTACTGTAATGATTTGGTATCGGGTTATAATTGTAGTAAATTACTATTATCAGAAAAGAAACTTGAATATGCCAATTTAATTTGTGTTATCAAAAATCTAATTTTTTATAAAGAATGTATGAAACAAGATAAAAATAGTTTAGATTTATTTTATAATTTAAATTATTATTTTCCAGAAATACATAATTTTAATAATCAAATAGATGCATCTATCCTTGAAGTATGGAAATATTTATATACATTAAATCTGAATAAATTATGTAAATTTAATAAATATACTTTTAAAAATAACAATATAAATCCAAAAATTTTAATTACATTTACTACTTGTAAAAGATTTAAACTATTTACACAAACGATTAATTCGTTATTGACGCATTGGAATGATTATAATAAAATAGATTATTGGTTTTGCGTTGATGATAATTCCATGGAAGAAGAGAGAATAAATATGAAAAAATTATATAGTTGGATAGATTTTTATATGAAAACACCGGAAGAAAAAGGTCATCTTAAAAGTATGAATATAATATGGAATAAAATAAAAGAACTAAAACCACAATATTGGATTCATATGGAAGATGATTTTGTTTTTTTCGATAAAATGAACTATATTGATACATCAATACGAGGTTTAACTGAATTAAAAAAATATAACGTAAAACAAATTTTATTTAATAAAAATTATAGTGAAACTATAGATAATTATAGCATTAAAGGTCAAATGACCATTTCAAAGGAGTTTGCTTTACATCAATTTATACCTACCAAAGAAATATTTACTTATACTAACTGCCATTATTGGCCACATTATAGTTTTCGTCCATCCTTCATAGAGGTAGAAGCTATTTTAAAAATAGGTAATTTTGATTGCGATGTTACCTTTTTTGAAGAAGCTTATGCCCATAAATGGATTAATGCTGGGTATAAATCAGGGTTTTTTAATAAAATAACAAATGTCCATATTGGTCGTTTAACTTCTGAAAGACATGATTTAACTAAGCAGAATGCATATCGTTTAAATAATGAAAGTCAGTTTTATAACAATGAAATAGAAGAATGGAAAGAACATAAAATAGAAGAACGTAAAGAAGATAAAATAGAAGAACGTAAAGAAAATATTCAATTAGTTATTGAAGATAAACAAGAACAAGAACAAAAACAAAAACCATTAGTTAATAATAATATAAAAATTATTAATCTTGAAAAAAGAATAGACAGGAAACTTAATATGATTCATCAATTGGAAAAAAACAATATAATTAACTATGAATTTATGAATGCAGTAGATGGTTCTACTATCATTCCTACATTAGAAATGAAAGAATTGTTTAAAGATAATGATTTTGGGTATAGAAGAGGAGTTATAGGTTGTGCGTTAAGTCATCTTAACATATGGAAGGATTTAGTTAATGATAAAAGTAATGATTATTATATTATTATGGAAGATGATTGTACATTAATGGATGGTTTTAAAGAAAAAATAGAGGAGATAACTACAAGTACGGTAATAAATAATAAAGATATGATTTTGTTAGGGTATTCTATGTATAATGAGGTACGTAATAATTTAAAAGATACCTATAACAATACAACCATTAAACATTTGAATATTGTTCCATTAAATACCAATATATATATAGGAGGGTTTTTTTGTTACGTAATAAGTAAGTCTGGAGCAATGAAATTACTGCAATTTATTAATAATAATGGTATAAAACATGGAATTGACTATTTAATTAAAATAATACCAAATTTTTTAATAAATGTATTTGAAGTTCAACCACAAATCGCTTTTTCGAACTGGCATGAAACTCCTAATATAGATACGAATATTCAAAATGATTTTAATGTGTTTGATTTTTCAACAATATCAATGAAGGAAATTATGAATTATTATAAAGTAGAAAGATATTTCAATGAATATAGTATTATTTATGAAAAATATTTGAGTGAATTCAAAGAATTAAATATAAATATTTTTGACTTTAATTTGTTTATTAATTCCGATTTAGAAAAAAAAGAATATACAATAGGGAATAACTTATTTGCATGGAGAGAATATTTTAAAAATGCAATGATATATAGTTTAACGAATACAAAAGAGGATTTAGTTAATACGAATAATATAAAAACTTTTTTGGCGAATACTCAAAATAACAATTATTTATTTAATTTATTTAAGGAAATACAAAATATAAAATTTGATTTTATTATAGATAGTAATAAAAATGGGTTTGATAGTACAATACACAATTTTATTATAGCCGAAAAACATTTATCCTTTGGAGGATTATATATTTTAGAAAATATTGTAAAATCCGATATGACAAAACTAGTAAATTTTTCTTGTTTTAATGAAAATTATAAATCTTATTTATTAGATACCTATGATTTTTATTATAATTACAATTCCAATAATACTAATTTAAATATGTGTATATTTATTTTAAAAGATAACGAAAAAAATAATCCTTTTATTTTTCTAGAAGGTGTTGATATCGGTGGGAATGATTTATACATACTACACAATAAATCCTTAAAAATGAATAAGAAAATATCTATTCTTGATAAACAAAGTGATGGATTTAATACATTAGGATTTTTTAAAAAGAATTTAGATATTAAAAAGATACATAAGTCACCTTATTTTACCGAAAAAGATGGAATTTATATTAAAAAAACGGTATATGAAAGATATGAAAAAAAAATCGAAGTAGTAAATTTATTAGATAATATAGTTAAAAATCAAAATAGTATTAATAAAAAATATTGTTTTATACATAGTTGCTTTAAAGAAGAAATAGGAACATTTATATTAGATAATTTAGTTAATCATATTATTTTTTCTGAATTATATTCTCAGCTAGATAGTATTTTTATTATAAATATTGGAAATAAATTAAATGAAAATTATTTTTCAAATACAAAAATAAAAATAATTAATTTAAATAGTCAACTATATTTAGCAGAGAATACAACTATTAATATTATGCATTCCTTTTCTAAAAATAATCCTGACAGTTCTATTTTGTATTTACACACAAAAGGTATATTACATTATAGATACATCACTAAGTTTTCCAATATTAAAGATTGGATTAATTGTATGCTTCATTTCATGGTTAAAAATTGTAATTTTTGTTTTGAGGTATTAAATAATTATGATTGTATAGGTTGTAACTATGTTCCAAAATCTGTATCCAACGAAAGTTGTCCCCATTATAGTGGAAATTTTTGGTGGGCAAACACGAATTATATAAATAAACTACAAAGTATATCTGAAATATATTATGAGGATAGTTTTTTTTCCTTAAGACATGAAGCTGAATTTTGGCTATTAAACAATACAAATGTAAAATATTATTGTATTTTTAATTCTAATATAGATCATTATCAATGTTGTTATCCTAAAGAAAATTATATAAAATATAATTATAATGCTTTAAATGAAATATATAAATATAAAAACAAAAGAATATATAGGGTTAAATTAATAGGTAATTGGGATACAAGTGAAAATATATGTAAAGAATGGTCAGATATGTGTGAAAAAGATTTTCAATGGAAAAATATTGAAATAACGTGGGAAAATACATTTATTGATTACTATGTTATTATTAATATGCCATTGCGTAATGAATATTACAACCCTAGTAAAACTATTGTTTTTCAAATGGAACCATGGGTAAAGGATGAAAAATGTAATTGGGGAGTAAAAACATGGGGAGATTGGGCAATTCCAGATGAAACCAAATTTTTATCTGTTAATGGTCGTAAAACAAATACCCATAATAATGCTTTTTGGCAATTAGGTTTAAAATTGCCACAATTATTAGAGTTTAAATATGAAAAAATAAACAGGATATCTTCTATATGTAGTTCTAAATATTTTGATCCTGGACATATTCTACGTATCAATTTTTTAAAGTTTATAGAAGTTAAGAATGAAATAGAAGTTGATATTTACAATAAAGATAATAGTTTACAATGGAAAAATTATAAACATCCAGTTAGTTTATATATTGATAAATACAAAGGAATAGTTAACTATAAATACTATTTCATGATGGAAAATAATTTTGAAGAAAATTTTATTACAGAAAAAATTTGGGAACCTATATTATGCGAAACATTAGTATTTTATTATGGATGTCCAAATGTTTCAACGTATATTAATCCATTAGCATATGTTGAACTTGATATAAATGATTTTGAAAAAAGTTATCGATTAATGAAACAGGCTTTAGAAGAAGATTGGTGGTCACAAAGAATAGATATTATCCGGCAAGAAAAACAAAAAATATTAAATGAATTAGCTTTTTTCCCAAAAATTCAAAAAATAATACAGGAAAATGAAAATAAATATAAAATAATTTAGGGTAGTTTAGTTATAGATAGTTTTGGGATATAAATCAAAAAATTTTGTCATTATTTTATCAAATAAATCAACATCCCTATATTTTTCCATATATTTTTTTCCATTTAAAGAAATAGTTTCACATTTTTCTTGGTTATTTAAACACCAGTAATATATTTCCAATAAATCACTTCCATCATTTTTAATTGGAACAAAATGTATATATGGTTCTAATCCTTGACCAAAAAGATATGTTTCTGATCTAAAAGGATAATTATGTAATGGGCAACAATTGGATGCTAATGCCCAAGGAAATGAACTTGCAGCATCATTGCCTTCAATATTTAATATAAATTTAAAATGTAGTTGATTTTTTTTATCTAAATTGTCTTTTTTAAGTATATCAAACGCCTGTTTATTATTATCATAAACACATTGACAAAAATTACTAAATCCTATATCAATATCTGGATGTATATTAAAATTCCTTGATATAATGTTGTATCTAATATTATGGAGAATATTATCATCCCCCGTTGTTGTGCCTCTCCAAAATAACTTATTATTTTTATGTTTATAACTAATATTATCTTCTATTTTTAATACGGAAGGTAAATGATACCCGACTAATGGGAAAATAATAGAATTTGTTGAATTATAAATACGATTATATGTAATTATAAACTTATCAAAATGAACATTATCATGCCAATTGGTTGTAATTACATAACCTTCATGTTCTTTATTCCAATACTGTTTTAAAATTTGGATAAAATCTTTTAATCTTTCCATTATATTTTTATCATAATTTAATAGAGCATCCTCATTATTAAAACAATCAACTACTGATATATCATAATTACTTTTTTCTATTGAGATAATATTATTAAAATCATTTGAAATTAAATTATTATAATACTTTCCATACATAAACCTAATTTGGTTTTCAATAAATAATTCATCAAACATATAATATAATAAGAATATTATATTATAAACGTGGAGTTTAAACCAAAATTAAATTAAGGTATTGGTAAAGGTCGTTGCTCTTTAACGATAACTAATGGTTGAGGAATATAAGTAGGCTGAGAGTTATAAATGTTTGCCTGGCATAAATTATTTAATTGGGGTGTCAAAGCTGGTGCCGGATTTACTAAATTAGTTGAATTAATTCCAAATAAAAATGATTCTATATCAGGAGTATTTCTAGATAATTGATTTCCTGGTATTTGACCTGGTAATAATCCTAGACCAGGTAATTGAGTATTATATGCTGCTCCATATTGGGAATTTTTATATAAAGTATAATTTTCAGAGTTAGCAAATTGTCTTTGTTCTAAACAGTAATTACCTGGTGTATTTCTATTACGAGTAGAAGCCATTATATATTATAATCTATAAAATTAAATTAGATTTAACATTATTTATATTCTCATCACTAATAAAAGACTTTTCCAAATACTCACAAATACATGGATGAAAAAGGTATAAATTATCAAAAGTTAATAAAAATATTAATCCAAAAGTGTCATCCTCTGAATGCCCATAATATACATCCATGAGTTTTTTTATATAATCCATTAAAAAATCACAACTACTTATTTTTATATATAATTTATCTAATTTACCTGATAATTTTTCTTCATTATATTCTTCTAAAAAAAAAATATTTAATAAATCATTTCTATATAGATCCTCTATTATTAAATTTTTATTTTCTGATGTTAAATTATCACTATCTAAAAATAAATCTTCTTTTTTATAAATACAATTATAACTTGTATTATATAGGTCCATTGGTATTATACTATAGTTAATAATTTTATATTAAAATAATTATTAACTAATTAATTTTTAAGTATATTGAGTATCGGTATGAGTATCAAAATAATCTTTATCACGAGTTAATTCCCTAGATGGAATACCTCCTCTAATCCACCCACTAGATGCAACTCCTTCTACACTATATGCAGGATTAGTTAACCTATCTTTTACACTAGATAATAAAGGAGTATTGGAATACTTGATATAACTTTTTTCACTTAAATTATTAACACTACGTTTATTAATATTTAACTCTCCTTGTTGAATTTGAGACTCAACCACTGGATTTACAGATCCTCTGCCTAAATAAGGAACAGTAGCAAATGGACGTTGAAATAGATCTATATGACATCTAGGATGCGTCTGTATACTACCAATTAGTAATTCAGAACTACTATCAATATTACATCCTCCTGCACCAACATTATACCCACCATTATAAAATATACCAGGTTGAGTGACAGCCAACTCAATTGGTTTTTTCATAGAACAATCTGATGCAAAATAGTTTTGTAAAGTATAATTAGCATAACTAGCATTTTGAATAGTTTCCTGATCTATACAACAATTGTCATTTCCAATTCTAGATATATTATCAAATATATAATTGGATACATATGCCATTTATATATTATATATTACATTATTTTTTACTAAATATATAAAACTTAATTAGAATAATTATTTAATAAAGAGTATATCTATAATTATCAGCAATTCTTTGTAGATTACCTTCAACGTTGGATTCTTTTGCACTAGGCATATTTCCATATAGAAATTCAGCGTAGGCTGTCTGATCATTCGGTATTTTTGTATTTGGCGTAGAAAAAAAGGCTCTATTTGATTGATCCAAGTAAAAATTATCTGTTAAACTACTAAATAATTGTTTATTCGTATTTTTAATTTCTGGATTTAAAAATTGTACCGTTTTTTTTATATTTTTAGTTATATCTTCACTGACATCTACATTAAAGGAAGGTGGTGCAGGTTTTCTATATGGGTCATCAGCTATATCCGTTATTAATACATTACTAAATGGGTTTTTCTTTGATCCGTCTTTATAATTTTCTCTCAATACATTTTCTAAAGTAACTGGATCTGTTAGTGTTTTTTTTTTGTATAAATCTTCTACCTTATTCCCATTTACAACAAATCCTTCTTCTAAATCATTTTTAGTAAGTTTAGGTTTTCGAATTTTTAATACAATAAATATAATTACTAACGTGATAATACCTATAAGTAAAAAATTTATTTTCATTGTAACAATAAATCCTAAAATACTAATTAAAATGATAAATCTAGTTATAGAATTTACCTTTTCATTATAGGACATACTTGAAATTGGCCATATGTCTATAAGATGTTCTTTATTTAATAAAATAGTAGGGTCATTTATCCATAATGGTATATTCATATTATAACATAAGACAACTTAATTTTTTATTAATTTATTGGTATAGATATTTTATTTTTTACCTTTTCCCTTTTGAACTTTTTTTTTATCAGGTGGTTTGTCCCCACGCAGTGATTTTTCTACCTTTTCTCCAGAGCTAAATATAGATATTAATTGTTCTTCCGATAAAGCATTAGGGTTAGGTTGTACAGGTAAATTATTATTTAAATTTTCGTTTTTTCTCATTTCAGATTTTTTTTTTATTCTCTCTTTCATTTCTGCCTTCTTCATATTTCTATTTAGTTGTGCTTCCATTGCATTCATATCAACTTTGGCACCTTTACCTCCTAAACCCATTTTACCCAACATTTCTTGAAGATTATCCATACCAGGCATATTTTTCATTTTATTTAATATATCACTTGCTTCTGAAATAAGTTCACTTTCTTTAATATCTCCAGACTTAATTTTATCGTCTAACTTTGATCCAACATTTTTTACTAAACCCATTAATTTTGTAGGATTTTTAAGTAATTTACTAAATACATCTTTCATGTCAGATACATTATCCATATCCATATCTAATTCTTGAGCGGTTTCTTCGGCAATTTCCTTTGCCAGTTGGCCTAGTTTGCCATCAAGCATTCCAGTAATATGTTCATGTATACGATCCGCGTTTGGTAAATTATTCATATTAATTTTTGGTTCTTCATTATCGGTATCGTTACAACCATCTTCTCCTTTGTTATCTAAATTATCAAATAAACCATGCATTTTATTCAATGTTTCTTCCAATTTATTCTTGAATTCCTCTTCATTAATATTCTCAAATATTTTGGCGGAATCCCCAAATGCCTCTTTATTTTCTACAGAACCAGTTATACTAAATAATATTAACTGTAAATACTTCCATATTGTTTCTTTCGTTTGACTACTAATGTCAAATTGCCATAAGTTCTTAAAATGAAGGTGAGGAAGAAATTCTGTATCTAATTCAGAAGTTTCATCGAAAATACTCTCATTTTGATATAATATATCAAAAAATCTGGAAGGAAATTTTCGTATACAAAAATTAAATAAAAAAATAATACTTTTTTCCTGGGCATTTTTAAATGCCGTTTCTCTTTCTTCTTCATTATCAATATAAGTAAAAAAGGTTTTATCTTTCCACCATTTTTGAATAAGTGGATTATATTCAGGGAAAGTATTTGAAATATCGGTTATAAAATCTTTTACTATTTTCGGAAATTCTTCTGGTATTTTTAGTCCGTCAGGTATATTACTTGAGGTTTCCATTATATGTTTGATATAAAAATATTTGTTTAAATCAAACTTGTCTATTAATATATTTTTTTATTTTTAAAATAAAAAGAATGTAATTTAAAGAATGTAATTTACTAAATTACAATCCAACTAAAACAGATAATTTAGTTAAATTTTGTATATATTTCATTGTTTTTTGTTGATTCTCGCTACTCATATTTTTAATTGGATTTCTTAATCTATTAATTGATTCCATAATTTTATCTGAATTCTCGGCCGCCGAAATATCTTGGGAATAATCTTTTTCTATAAAAAACCCTATATCTCCATTTTCAATCTGAGATTTATAGTTATTTACAATATAACTGTTCCATATTTTTACAATTAATTTTGGATTTGCTTTTCTTATTGCTAAAAGAGAATTTTTAGCTACTAAAATATCATGATCTTCAGGAAAAACATTTTGTATATCATTTATAAACTCCATGAAATGTTCATTAAAAGCTTGTAGATAATTATTAGACATTATATTTAATTAAATATTATTATTGTTTTTAAGACCTTTTAGTAATAAAATATAAATTTATACTGGTCGTTGTCCATTTCCATTTATTTTATGTAATTCATTTTCTCTCTGTTGTTGAAGTTGTTCTACCGTTAGATCTTGGGAAATTTTATTTGCTCCTTTGTATTCTAGTTCTTCAGGATTAGAGGAAATCTTATCGGTATATTGTATATCAACATAATTATGCATTTGTCTTATTCCTCCATTACCTTTTGCTGCTAAAGCTTCTTCATTCATATCTAAAAAACTAAACTGATCTGAAATAATACCGTAATTACCTCCACTTAATGAAAAAGCCATTGGTTCTAAATTATTAAAAGTAGCTTGTTTTACTTGTTCTTGTTGTTGAGGTTTAAAAAAATTAATAATTGCTTCTCCATATAATACTTCATACCCTTTATTTAATAATAATAATGCAGGAACTCTATTTACATTCTCAGGCATAATGATTTTTTGTCCATTTTCTAATACAATATGCGTTTTATTATTGACGTCTTTAATTCTTTTATCAATGCAAATAAAATGTATATCTTTTACTAAATTGGTTTTAGAAATAGTTTGTAATAGTTTTTTTGAATGTTCACAAAAATTACTATAATATAATATAGAACTCATTTATTTATAATAAGTTAATTTGAATTATTATTTTAACTTATTATATAATAAAATTGATTTAATTATATATTAAATATATAATACTATATAACTCTATCATGAACCCACATATTATTAATTCTAAAGAAGTTGACGGAACACTAAGTTTTACGCTAAATGGCGTTAACTTAAGTTTGGCGAATGCTATAAGACGTACTATATTATCCGATATACCAACAGTAGTATTCAAAACTACTCCTTATGAAGAAAATAAGGCAACAATACACACAAATACAACACGTCTAAATAATGAAATAATTAAACAACGACTAAGTTGTATCCCAATATATATTTCAGATTTACAAATGCCTTTGAAAAATTATATTCTTGAAGTGAATGTTGAAAATATTACAGATACTATTATTTATGTTACTACAGAAGACTTTAAAATTAAAAATATAGTAACTAATCAATATTTATCAGATAAAGATACGAAAGATATATTCCCTCCAAATGATTATACTGGTAATTATATTGACTTTGTACGATTAAGACCAAAAATTACAGACGAAATACCTGGAGAAAGAATACATTTATCATGTGAATTTACTATTGGTACAGCCAAAGAAGACGGTTCTTTTAATGTTGTATCCTCATGCTCCTATGGATTTACCCCAGACCATGAAAAGATTGATGATGAATTAAGAAGAAAAATACAACAATGGAAAGATGAAGGATTTACAGAAGATGCAATTAAATTTGAAAGTAACAATTGGAAACTACTTGATGCATTACGTATTTATAAACAAGATAGTTTTGATTTTATTATTCAAACAATCGGAGTTTTTACCAATTATGAGTTATTTAATAAAGCATGTGAAATAATAATGAATAAATTAGTTGAATTAGATACAATCATCGAAACCGGTGAGTTAAAAATAGAGCGTTCTTTAAATACAATGGAAAATAGTTATGATGTTATATTAGAAAATGAAGACTATACTATTGGTAAAGTAATTGAATATTTTATATACAACAAATTCTTTGAAAATATGAAAATATTATCTTTTTGTGGATATAAAAAAATGCATCCGCATGATAATGATAGTATTATTAGAGTAGCATATAAAGAAAGTACGGATAAATCTGTTTTAATACAAAATATAAAAGAATGTTGTGCAGATGCAATAAACATTTTTAAAAAAATAAACAATGAATTTTTAAAAATAGTTAAAAATTAAATAAATATAATTAACTTTAACTATTTTATAATTAATTTATTATATGTATTATATTTATAATGAAAAATTATTTTTTTTATTTATTTTTTTTATTTATATTAATTATTTTTTTTATCCTTTTTAATTTACATACGAAAGGCAATATTTACAACACAAAAGAAAATTTTCGTTCTAAATGGGCTGGATTTCATGCACCGATTTATAATTTTAACACTTTTGCGCCCATAACTCCATTAAAATATAATTACTATTAAATTATTACTATTAAATTAAATTATTACAATTTAATAAATAAATATATAAGTATTCATTACTTATATATTTATAATATGAAAATTAAATCAAATAAAGTTTATTTACTAAGTAAATGCCATAAAAAAGAAGAACAGGAAGAAGTCGAAGAAACCTATTTAAAAAGAATAAAACGTAGTTTTAATCATATTTATTTTTACAGTGAGGTGGATAGAGATACTATATTTGAATTAATAATGTTGATAAAAGAAGCAGAAGAAGAAAATATAATTACATCTTATAAACTTAATATAGAAACGGTTCCTATTTATTTACATATTAATTCTAATGGGGGAAATATATTTGAAGCATTTAATGCCATTGATGTAATTATTGCTTGTAAAGTACCTATTTATACAATAATTGAAGGTTCCGTCGCTTCCGCAGGAACACTAATTAGTGTTGTTGGACAAAAAAGATATATATGTCCTCATGCCTATATGTTAATTCATCAATTAAGTAGTTGTTGTTGGGGAAAAATGACTGAAATTGAAGATGAATTTAAAAATTTACAAGAATTAATGGATAAGATTAAGGATATATACAAGGAAAATTCATCTATTCCTAAAAAGGAATTATTAGAATTATTAAAACATGATTTATGGTTAAATGCCGAGAAATCATTACAATATAAATTAGTAGATGAAATTTGGAATAAATAAAATAATTATAAAAAAACTATTTTATTTATTATTCGGAATTATTTTGAATTATTAATTAAATTTTGACTTGTATTATATTCAATATTTCTTTTACGCATTGGATAATTTATAGAATACATTAGTTGAGATGGATGTAATTCATTCACATAGTGAATAACTATATATTTGGTTACAAATAATTGTTTTACTCTAAGTTCATTTAAAAATATACTGTGAATTTTAAACATATGGGTACGATATTGGAGTGAATATTCAATTAACTTTTTTTCTTTATTAATATAACATGAAATATAATTGGAAAATAAGGTATTGGTAAATAAATGCAACTGATCTCTATAAATAGAAAAAATATTTCTTACTTCCGGGTAATATTTTAAATATTCACTTACACGACCTTGTTGTCGTAAAACTAAATATTGATATTGTAATTTAGGTTGGTTCCCTTTTAATTGACGAACCTGTTCATAAACTGGATTACGAATTTTACATCGTTCGCCTGTTTTTAAATTATGTATTACAACACCCAATATACTATAAGATGTATTCATAGAAGCATAAGTATCAATCAAGTCACTATATTTATTAAAAAAATATTGTTGTGGAAATCTTATGGATGTTGATTTCCACATAGTATCTTTTTTAAGATTATTTATACATGGATATACATGTAATAAATTTAAATTTTGTATTATACAATAAACACCAACTAAATATAACTGGGGTACAATAAATGGAACTACAATACGATTATCCGGATGTTGTAAAACAAAACTATAACAGTAATCGTGATTAAGCATATCTAAATTTAAATTATTAGTCGTTAATGCTTCAAAAAACATAGAACGAAATGTTTTAGAGTTATAAAAGAAACAAGTTTCAGCACCAACATTATTACGTGTCGATATTTCCCATCCACCATCTGTACCACTATCTGGATCCCAAAAAACATTAATCATTGTTCCCTCAACAAATTCTTCTATGATAATATCATGTGAATTTAAATTATACTTAACTATAAAATCTTCTGTAGGAATAGATTTTGGGGGAGAAAATGAAACAACCTTATTTTTATTATTTATAACAATAGACCTAAGTAAACCATATGTAGGAATTAATGACTTGGATAAAATTGTTTTATTATAACCAATTATACTATATTGTTGATTGCTCTCTTTTGTTATACATAAACGTTTATTTAAAAAATTACTCTCTGTTTTTTCTTTATTAATTACATCATAAATATCTGTATTACTAGATATATCATAATAAAAATCTTTATTCATACTTTTAATAACTATTTATTAATAATATAATATGTCTTTAATATTATTGTATTAATGTTTATACTTAAGTATAATAATTTCTATAATAAATATAGAACCTATAATAATGGCTGAAATGGAAAAGGAAAAAGAAACTTTTATTGATCTACAATTAGGAGATGTCCTTCGTATTACAGACCCATCTTCAGAAGAGCTTAATAATAATATTTTTTTAATTAATTATATTGATAATCAAAAAATAAATCTATTAAATATAGATACTTTTTCAACCTATGAATTAATTATAAATCCAGATAAAACTATTGGTAATAATACAATAACATCTATATCTATATTAAGCCGTAGTAACGAAAAAGGATATGCAAAACAAAATGGTTTATTACCTGGAATATGGGTTAATATTTATTTCGGTGGTTCTATTCCATTAGTTATAACAGGAGAAATTACCAACTTGGAGGAGGATATGATTGAAGTCAAAACATTTCCTGATAATGCCATACTTTATTTAAATTTTGACTATAAAGGTATACCAGAAGATGTCCCAATTGAAAATATAGAAATAAGGTCTAAACCAGAGCAAGCTATTGAAATTGAAAATAGAAAAATGGTTGAAGAGGCCCCTCCATCTGAAATTAATAAGGAAATAAATAATATTCAATTAGAAGAAGAAGGTAATGAAAATATTGGGGAAATAGATAATGAAATGATGGAAAGAGATATTAATTCTTTTCAACCTATTGTGATTAAGGATCATATAAGAGAATTTATTGTAAAAGCGGATCAAATTCAATTTGGCAATGAACAATTTGGTGCTATTACACAATTAATTGATGTTGGTGTTAAAAAACAAAGATATAGTATTGAAGATCAAGCTAATGATTTATTGGATGATTTATTATCTACTATTCCAAATTCACAACGTACCACTAAAGTTTTAAATAATATTCATATAATGATTGAACGATTTAAACAATTACGAAGTAAATATTCGTATTTTAATGAAAATGGAAATATAGAGGGGTTTAAAAAAAATGAAATGAATTGGAAACCACTTAAAGAATATTTTAAAAACTTTAATCAAATACTTTATTGGGTATTACCTGTGGTTAAAAATATAAAAAAAGTATATGATATATTAAATACTGAAGAAGATATTAATGATATACAGGTTTTACAAACGCTAGAAACTATAACTTCCATGAATAACAAAATTGAACTTTATAAATCCAATGACTTACCGAATGAAGAAAATAAATATACTTATCTTTATTCTCAATTAGATCCCTATTTTACTCCTTTTGATTATATATCACCCGAAACGAATTATGATATTATTTATGAAAAAGAAGTAGGCTCAAATATTACTACCATTATTGATAATTTAACTGATTTTTATTCTTCGGTAGCGCAAAATAATAATATCAAATCAACTAGATTTGTAATTGGAAAATATAATTTGGGGTTAACAAAATTAGATACGTCCAATCTTAGTGCAAATAAAACTGTTACACATAGAGTATTATTAACCAATCCAGATTTACTTGAAGTAAAATCATTTATTACCCTTCCAGAACCTACTATTCGATTTTCTAAAATCAACCTTCCAACTACATCTATATTAGATAGAGCAAATTTAAATACTATATTTTTAAACTACTGGCAAATATTTAATAAAAAAACAAGAGTGAATTCAATATTAATTGATAATATAACAAAAGAATTAGTTTTTGATGAAAAAGAATTTCTGAATGGAATTAAAAACTATATATTGAATTTACCAGAGGATAGTAAACAAGGATTTTCAACTACTGATATTTATTTACAATTCATTAATACTATTGTCCCTACTACAGTTATATTATTCAATCTAGTAAAAAAATATATTCATGGAAAATTATCTCTAGTAGAGGTCGTATCCTATTTAGAACCGTTTTTAGTGTATACGGATGATTTAACCTATCGACAATATCAAAATATTATTATGTTTATATCAGAAAAAATAAATTTTTATAATAAAGCATTTCCAGAAAATCATCGTTTATTTATGAAATTAACAAGGGTTTCTTCTGCAAAAGAACTATCCTTTCAAGCATTTTCAATAGTAAATATTCTATCTACCGAAAATAATTTGAGAGAAAATATTTTAAATAAATATGATTTTCATGATGTTAAAAAAAGATTTACCAATTCCGAAATACTTAGAAAATTAATTATAAAAGATTATGGAAATTTATATTTTAATGCACTATCCATTGAAAATATTCCACTCATGTTTTCAGCTGATTTAGATGAAGTATTCAATCAAGAAAAAAATAATCAAAATAATTTATTGAAAAAAGAAGAAAAGAATAATCCATGTAAAAATTATATTGTTGCCAAACAATATTCTTCTATGGAAGAGTTGGAAAAGGATAATAATATAGATATATATTTTGATAAAAAATTTGACAACACGAAATATAGCTTTTTAGAAGAATATCAGCGTGAACTATTAAATATGCCATCAGAACAATTTTTTGAATTTTTAATTAAAAAAATGCAAACAAAAATGAAATTATCCTATGAAGAAGCCGAATATTTAGCAGACACCTTAATTAACGGAGTAAAAAAAGTATTAGATGGGCAATACGCAATTATTTATACAATAAATAATTCTAATGAAACCCAAATAAAATATTTTAAAAGAAATAATAACGTTTGGGTTTTAGATGAAACCGTTCAAAAAGATTTATTTACTGCAAATCAAAATATATTATGTAATTTCCAAGAAAAATGTTTAAGTATATCTAATCCAAAAGATATTAATGAAAGTCAAAAATGTATTTCTTTACCAATGAATAGTGTTTCACTTAAAGAACAAACATTAAATAGTATACTTGATGAATTTGATGAAAAATACATAATTACCAAAGAAAATTATGAAAAAAATATACGCTCTGAATTTAATTATAGAGAGAATATCATTGAAAAAATATCTGAAATAGAATTTTACAATATTCTCAAGTATAATAACGAACAATATAAAATAGGCAATTTAAGTGAAGAAGATAATAGTGTTATAGTATCTCCTTATTTTAAATTACGCGATATCATTCTAGGTCAACAAGATTTTACTAAAAAACAAATGGATATTATACGATTTGTAATGGAATTTACAAGGGAACCATATTTAAATATAATAGGTCCTCTAGGTGAAGAAGAAAATAAATATTGGTTATATTGTATTAAAACCAACGTAAAACTATTTCCAAGTTTCTTATATCAATTAGCTTGTGGTTTTGTTAATGATTATGAAAATTATAATAATATTGTTAATTTATTAATTAAAAGTATTGGCGCATTAAGTGATGACGGTGATGCTTGGGTAGATAAAAACAGTGGGTATGTTATTAAAAAGATTGATTTTGATGTGGAAGAAGGATATGATGACGGATTTAAAATTAAATCTAGAGACCAGCTAGAACAAGACTTAGGTGACACACTACTTACTGAAACTCCAATTAAAATAAATTATACTTCCCCACAATCTAAAATGGTTTCTAATATTATTACAACTTTATCTATAGCTATGGGTATTAATATTGAAAATCAAAGGGAATTCATAATTAATAATGTAAATAATATTTTATTAGAACAGCTTCCAACAGAAACTCAATATAAAAAAAAAATTCAAGAAATGGCGAATAAAGGTAAAAATATTCCTTCTTATAAAGAATTGTATAACACTTTTGTTTTATATTTTACGTTAGGAATGGTTCTTATTGGAATTCAAACTAGTATACCTAGCATAAAAACACGTAAAACTTTTCCTGGGTGTATAAAATCTTTTGAAGGTTACCCTTTAGAGGGCGCAGGTGATTTAAGTAGTTTAAATTATATCGCTTGTGTAGCATATAAAATACGTAGTTCTATAGAACCATGGTCATCTCTTCAACGAAAAAAAGAAAATGATATAGCTAGTAAACTAAAAGAATTCGTAGATAAATTTTTACTTTCTATACCAGAAGTTACCCAAAAAATGAAGGAAAAGGTAGAATTTATGTTATCTAATCCAGTAGAAATTATTTCTAGTGATCATGATATAAGTAACTGGTCACAATTTTTACCACCTCTTGCTCCCATTAAGCTAAAAGTAATAAATAATATATCTAATGAATTTAAAACTAGGTTAAATCAAGATCTACGTATAGGTTCTAAAAGCCAAGATGAAAAAATATTAGTTATTCAATCCAAAATTATTTTTTTCTCTCTTGGTTTACAAGAAAATATACAAAATATTATCAAAAAAGAAAAATTACTCCTATCTAGTTCATCTAATGAACCTTATTTGGAAAATGCATGTTGTAGTGAAAATGGAGAATTTAGTACTATTCAATATTTTGAAAAAAAAAGCTCTGACATTAAACTTTATAATGAAAATGTATTTCAGTTGTCATCCATATTAATTGACATTAAACAAATTACGGAAGCAATTGTGTTTTCAACAAAAAACAATACTAAAAATATATATCCTTCCTTACCTATAAATTTTAATGAAGAAACTATATACCTAGCTTTCATTCATTATTGTCATTTTAAGTCATTATTACCTTTAAATGAAAATTTAATTCCTATTTGTAGTGATAAGCCGGATTATTTATCTGAAAAAGATAGTATAGCAGAAATTATTCGAAAATTAAAATCTGACGGAAGAAACTATACGAACAGTTCTTTTTTAAGGTTATTACAAATTGTTTCCAGAGAAAATATAGTTCATATAGAGTTAAATCCAATTACTATATCTACTATTCAAAAATTACGTAATATAGTTGAGTTATTTGAAAAAGATATGGATAAAGATAAAAATAGTTTTATAGACAAAGTTTTTACTAATTTATTAAGTAATGTAATGGATACATTCGATATAGCTTCCAATGTAATAACTAGTGAAACCAAAGCATTAAATAATTATTTAATTAAAAATATAGAAATCTTAAAAATACAAAGTTTAGATTTTATAAAAAAAAATGGTAACTTATCTAAAAAAGAGATAAAACAAGTAGACGTTTTTTTAAATACTTTAATGGAATGGACCTCAGCAAAAAAAAATATTAATGAAGAATGGAAAATTTCGGAAGATGAATTGTATAATGGAATTCATTTTTTTAAATCATATATTATTAATTTTATAGATATATTTCCTAACATTATATTAAATAAAGTGGATTATAATAAAACAAATATTCCAAAATATTGGGGTTTATCGGAACGACATAGTAATGATGTAAATAATATTATAAAAGATTATTATAAAGATCTAAAAAGTTTTTATAGTAATAATATTATTAGTAATATTTTAAATGAAATACAAATATATTCTAAACAAATTTTATTATTAATAGAAAATACACCTAGTTTTAGTTCCATTAAAAATAAAAACGATATAATAAAACCAATTTTTGATGAGCGAACAAGTAAACTCTTATTTGAATTTTATTTTTATAAAGTTATAGAAATTTATATTTATTTATCCAATATGGAAAGTATGATTGTGAGAGAAAAAAGGAAGGATGTGGAGGTAAACGAATTATATTCCGTTGATTATATAGAGGAAAAAGAAACTATGACCAATATTGATATAACAACAAATACAAAATTTGATACATTACTTGTTAAAGGAGACCAAAAAAATTTACGTAATAATATAGCCAAATTATTAGTTTGTTTTATAAATATTATGAAAAATCATAAAAGTTATATTGATATATCCTATGACGATATTATGGATAGAATATTTAAATTAAAAGAAAAAGAAAAAAATATGGTTACTGAAAGATTAAAAGATATAACAGATGAAGAACGAGATGTGGATACAATTTTGAAAATAAATAAATTAGGTATTTGGAGTAAAGGATTGCAAAAAGGACTTACGACCTATGTAAAAGATAATTACGACGAAGAACGAGATTTTATGGATAAGATGGAACAATATGAAACTATTCTTAAAAAGAAAAACAAAAATATTACAGATAATAACATACAACAATATTTAGATGACTATATTGATGAAATAGATACTGAAATGGAGGTTGAAAATGATGCATATGATATGAGTACAATGTTAGAAGATTATAATGACGGTAATTATGAAGGAGATGAATTGGAAGAGAATGACTACCTTGATAATTACTAGATGATAATATATATTTATATAATGTTAAACCTACATAAAAATACTATATTATACATTATAATTAATTCTTGATAATGAAATATTTATTTTATTTTATTTTATATAATTATTACTTATTTTATAATAGTTTATCTACCTCTAATCCTACAGAAAATAAAAAATGTATTAACTGTAAACACTTTATTAAAAATAATCAACATTTGTTATATAGTAAATGTTTTCTTTTTCCACAAATCGGTAAGTATTTAAATGATAAAGAAAAAAATAAATATATAATTGATAATGTTGTAACTGGAATAACTTATTCACCTAATAGTATCCCTGATCCTTTTTTTTATTGTACAACCGCACGTGAATTTGATTTTATGTGTGGAATAGAAGGAAAAAAATACGACGGGAAAAAAGATTATTAAATTTTTAAGGATATTTATTATTTAATAAATAAATAAAGATATAATTATAATAATTTGTTTATAATTATATATATAATGTACGAAGCTTTTATAAAAAAAAATAATATTTTTATATCCATACTTTTATTTATATTTATATTTGGAATGATACAATTAATGAAACCTTCCTTTCTTTTTAACACAGATGGAAGTATAAGGGAATTTGGTATTGGTTACAAAAATAA